TCCTTTTATGCTTTCACTAATTGCTGCGCCTGACGCTTGAATACTATTGTTTATATATATAAACCATTGTCCTGTGTCTGCATTATACGCATTGCCGATAATGTCCCCTGCTGATACTGCACTTCCAAAAGAAGTATCCGAATCCCCTATGCGTTTGCCGCCATCATTCGCAGTAAACAAAACCCCATTAGGGTTTGAAGCTGCACTACCGCCTGAGATTTCACCAGAATTGCTAGTTTGGGTCATGTATTCGTCTGCTGTAATAATTGAAGGTCTGCCGTATATACTACTCCCACCTTGACCAGTGCGATATTCCCAATACCATTTTCCTGTTCTTGGTAGTGTGAAAGATGCTACAGCACCCTCAAACCCACCAGAAGAATCAGGTTTGACACCTAAATTGCCCTCTGAAAGTGTTACTCCAACTGAACTATCAATTGCGGCTGGATTAAAAGTACAAAAATTAGTCAACGGCGTATCTATCATGCTATCACGATAGTCTAAATTATTTGGCGTAAAATTGTTATTGTTTCCAGATACATCTTTAAAAAATGCGGCTTCTCTGGTGTCAGCAAAAGCCATGTAAATGTATGTGCCGCCGTTTGCATTGACAATATCAAATGCTGATTTAATTGTGAAACCATCAGCATCAACTTGTGTTTTTACTTGTGCGCTATCACTTTCCGCTTGGTTAGCATCAGCCGCTAAGAATTTTGTAAGCTGCCCATCTGCGTCTCTAGTGGTGTCTAATATAACCCAATTATTACCACTATCTGTTCTCTTTATCATCAAGTATGCGGGAGCAAATCCTAAGGTTTCACTAGGGCCAGATGCCGATCCATTTCCTGTGTATGAAGAAAATTTACTGTAAGAAGAAATCTCAGTCCACGCATAAAATAGCAACTCTTCGCCAGAGTTAAATGCAGTTGAAACACTAAACACTGAGCTTGTCGGCGCGGTGTCTCCCCATACAGTTGCATCATCAGCAGTAGCATTACTGCTATTAAATCGCAAATAATCTGTTTCAGGATTCGCAGTATTTGCAGAATGATAAATGAACCAACTTCCTGTTCCATTTGTACGCTTTACCGCCAGCCAATCAGGAGCCGCCCCAAGCCCATGCCCAATTGTCTGCGTGCCAGAACCCTTTGTGAAAGTACCTATTGCAAAACCCTTAGTAGTGTTAGCCTTAACAACGGATTGTATCGCTCCATCAAAATTACTGGAACCTTTTGTGGCGTTTGTGTTTATCGCACCGCCCATGCCAGAGTGATAATGACACCAGTAATAAAGAGTTGGTGCAGAAGCCGCGACTGTAATCTTTAACTGCCTTGTTGTAGCGGAGTTAAACTCGGATACATAATCAGATTCTGTTTTAGTAACGCCATCCAACTCATAAGTAACGCCTGTGCTATATGTAGAGCCGCCACCGTGAGAGCCATTTGACGTTGTGGAAAACTTCATTGGGTGTCCATCATTTGAACTATCTGATTGATCAAATACATACGAGCCACCCTCTGCTAAATCTAGCGTAACAGCAGATGTTCCATAGTCATCAAACCTATATTTGTTTCCCCCATCAGAAACTACTTTGACAGTGTAAGTTTTGCTATCAGTGCTTCCAGCGTCCCAACACCACGCCACATAAGTATCTGATCCAGAGTTATACGCACCATTAGCTGAACCAATTGTAAAACCATCAGGATCAAATGACTCCAAGCCAACACTGCTTGGTGTAAACTCAGCATTATTATTATTAGATTCAAGAGTGATATTTGCACCCCTGAGTGTGTTGACTAAAATCTGTGCGGAAGTGCTTGTACGTTCTTTTAGCCAGACTAAATCAGGACTCAGCCCTAACCCGCTTATACTTTGACCATCCGACGAACCGTTGCCTTTGTAGGTAACAACATTGAATCCCTCAGAAATAATGTCATCCTGAAAATTTAATCTGAAGCCGTTTGTGCCATAACTTCCAAGATACTCTTTAGGCTGTAGCTGGTTGTTTTCTGTTTTGATAAATGATGTGGGGTCAAGGGCTTGCCCATCAATGAAATGTACATCTGCCATGTAGCCATCAAAATACTCACCACTATGATAACGACCAATATAATGCAATGATGTGTTGTTTATTTGAGTATCATCATTTTGTGTGTAGGAATTATTAGTGGCGAATGATGTGATTTGTGAACCGTTAACAAATAGTTTTATTCTATCATCCGCCGTTCCATTAGCGGTATCTACAGACAAAAGTATATTATACCACGCTGATGAATCCCTAAATAAAGCGTTAGTTTGCCGATAAACGGTATTCCAACCTTGCACCCTTATCGCGCCTGTTGAAATAAACGCAATTCCGAAAAACCCCGCATCACTGGAAGCTGAATAAGCTGAAAACAAAAACTGCGATTGGATTGTAGAAAGTTTAACCCAAGCACTCCAAGTCCACTTATCCCTGTTGCCAGCCGTTGTGGGGGTTCTGGATAAAAATGAACTATCATCATCGTTAAATTTCAGGCTTTGCCCTGTCTGATATACATCAGCATCGTATAACCAATGGCTTGAGCCGTATGCGCCTGACATTATCTATCACCCAAAAGCTAACAATGGCGAACCCAGCAAGATACTTCCTGTTGCTGAAACAGCGTATGGAACCAAATCCCTAGCGTTGGCGGCGGTTGAAAGGGTTATGCCTCCTGATGCTGGAGTTTCATAATCAGTTCCTAAAGAAAGCGTCCGTGAACCTGTGCCATCTTGTATGATTGTAAGAAACCCTGATTGGCCGATAGCCTCTGTGGTTGGATTTGCGAATGTTACGTTGTCCGTAAACGTAAGCACAAAATTTTGGAATGAATCGAAATCAAGTGTTGTGCTACCGCTTATTGATGCGGTCTGCGTTGTGCCTTGCACTGATTTAGATAACGTCAGCCTTGCCACACTGAGGTTTGAATCCAAAGCTGGCACGATTGTCTGTTGAGCCTTGCCTTGGAATACCACATAGAAATCATCTGTGGCCGTTACACTGCCTGTCATTGTCATTGATGTGCCGATGGCATTATATGCGACTGATGGCTCTTGCCTCACGTTATTTACAAAAACCTCTATCTCATTAGAATTTGCCACTGGATGATCAAGCGTAAAGCTGGTTCCACTACCGCCTGTTAGGTCTTGATAACTGACGGTTGTGTACGCAACGGCTGGCTCATTACCCAGATACGGCATTAGGTTATCTCCATGTAACTGAAATAAACATTGAGAGAGTTGGCGGTATCAGCTTTCACCGATATGGTATCACCGCTTTTCATAACTATTTTGTTGCCGCCAAAATATTCAAGTGATGAACCTGATGGCACTGGAACATTTTTCATTGTCTCTACGCCGTTGGTAGAAAGGCTCACCAGTATTTGTGATGAGCCAACATTTGAAAAGATTAAACCAATGCCAACAGTTTTTGTTGTCGCGCTTGTCGGACAAGTATACAGCGACCGCAAGGTGTCTGCCGCTAGGTTTGTCCCATCAAGAATAGCCCTGTCAAAATTGTTTGCCATGAGCTACCCCCTAGACATCATGTATTAAAGCACAAACCACCGCTGTTACTGCCGCATCCCCAACGCTACCATCATCCGCTGAAATGGCATGAAGGTTTCCCACAGTCGTGTTTGGGCATCTAATCGTGAGCGTTTGGCTAGGACCAATAAATATACCATCCACAAGATCATGGGCGGCTGTGCCACCATCAAGGCAAATCATAATGCCATCTGCGGTGCTTTCATTTTGTATAAACAAAAATTTCACCTGATCAGATGTGCTTACTGCGGCTGGCGCGGTATCTTGGTCTGTTGCGGTTTGACTTATAAAACTACCAGCAATCAAATCTGCTGATGTTGTTTGTATTTCCGTTTTTTTGTAATACCATTTTTCACTGGCATCAGCGGGTGTGACTGTCATTGTCAAGGTGAACGCTTTTGAAATCTCATCTGGTAGAACAGTGACTGAACCGCTTACAATTCCATCATTTGCCATTTTTTACTCCTCTTAGCCTAATGCTATGGCTATAGCTGTCGGGTCTTCTGCGCCAGCAACGGCTGTCACTGTTTTGGTACTTTGGTTGAAGGTAAACAAATCAATATGTTGACCGTTTGCGGAATCCCTGATCTTCAACTTGTCATTAGTTGTATCATAGAACAACTGATTAGCAAAGTTAGTTGATGGGGCGGATGACCCAGAGTTGTTTGTTGCAACCGCCGAAAGAGCATTGTTTATATCCGTTCTGGTTGCTGGGAATGTCTGGTTTGCGATATTATAATCATGTTGTGCCATTTGTTTCTCCTATACCGAAATTTTGCCATGACCGTTAGCTGTGAAATCAAATGTTCTATCTACAACATTTCCATTTGATTCTTTGAATATAATTGTAAACCCTGATGTGGTTTTATTAGTAATTTGATAAAACTCTCCAGAGTTCATATTTTGACCCGCAATGCTTATACCATCAATAGATGCAAACCCATTAGCAAATGTTATGGTTTTGCCGCTAGCAGACGTTCCGCTTGATACGTTGCCTTGTGATTCTTGCCTTGGCCCAACCAAAAGGCTCACACTTAATGCTGAAACAACAGGGGTGTCATCAATATCTATTGTAGTTAAGCGCAATCTAAACTTCATTCCTCTACATGAATAATCACCAGCCACAACTCTTGAAAATGCCGTAAAGGAAGCAGATGGGCTTGTGGGGTCATCATCTGTTGTTGCAATCAACAGTTCACAATCTGTTGTGCCTTGTGACGAAGGTTTTATAACATCATATTGGCGACGAGTTTGCGTAATGTTAAATGTGATTCTTGCGGTTTGTTTTGTTGTTAAATCTACAACACTATCAAAATCATAGTTCCCAGATGTTGCAACCACACCGTCCACACCACCGTCAAACAATCCTTCTGCATCATCAAACAAGCCTGTGCCGCTATCAAACAAAATGGTTGTTTCCAGAACCAGAACATCCTCATCTGATGGCTTGATTACATTTGTTTTTACGCCATTAAAATCAGGACTTTGAGTGTTGGTCTGAACCACCTTGAATCCAGTTGAGACGGGTGATTGGTCTATAATACCAATGGTCTGCGCGGCTGTAGCCGAATTATTGCCATACTTATCAACCGCGACACAGAAATAAGTACCCTCTAGGGCTGGCACTATAACGCTATTAGCTGGCCTTGATACCTTTTGAGCTAGGGTAATACCACTTGAGAAGTCACCGCCGCTAGTGACGTTCTGGTGGCGAATAACGTAATGGCTCAAATCTTGGTCTGTTACTGGTGTCCATGTAAGCAACGCATTACTGCCAAGATAATCCAGAGTGAAATCACTGACACTAGATGGCTGGCTCGTTCCCTTGCCTGTGATTGTGTGTTGAACTGTTGTAAATGCTGATCTGATGCCGAAGCTACTTATTGCCCTTGCTCTTACATCAAACGTAACCCCAGAAGCCACATTAACCAAATCAAAAATATTGGCCGCCTGTGTACCCATTGAAATGTATTGCGTATCGGTCGTGAGTTTGGCTTGAACCTCAAACTGATTTGCATATGTGCTTGTTGATGTGACCGTTGCTCTAAGTGTGGTTATCGCACCCTGCTGTAAGGTCTGAACAAAATCTGATGTAACCAAGTTGGGGGCGGGTATTGTGAATGGATTTGGAAGAGTGGAATTATCTTCATTGAAATATGTCTCATCCGCGTTCCAATCATAAACGCCTGATGCTGTTTCTCTGAGCGTGACATCAACGCCAAGGTCTTGACCGCCAACCACGGCAATATTCCATTCCGCAACCTCAAATATTTTATTGGTAAATCCAAAGCGGTCAAATGTAACTTGAACTGAATCCCCAATCGCTAGATTAAAGCCTTTCATTGAAAGCTGACCCTGCAAAACGACCTGTTGCCTGTTTCTAAACAAAGCTATTTTTGCAAGCCTTTGAGCCGTTGCGGAGCTTGTCGTAAATGGCAAATCATAATCAAATATTCTGGTTTCCCCATTGTCCTCCGTAACGAAAGTGCTTGATGTTATAGGCGGATAGTCAGTAGGGACATATCCGTTGGACTCTGGAGAATAAACACCCTTAACAGTGTTATAACTTTCGCCCATGCTTTGTTTAACATCAATGGTAACAGGGCCATGAAAATCGTTCTCATCCAAACTCAGAGACGCGCTTCTAAACTCTCCTACTAAAAGTCTAAATTTGCCATTCGTATAGGTAAGAATACCCGCACAGCTTGAAAGCATATCTTCTAATATCTGCTTTGGTGATTTGTTGGTTTCAAATGATCCGTTGCAAGTGTATCGCTTTTCTGTCCCAGTTGTTGGGCCACCCGCCGCAAGGGTTATATTCTCATCACAGGTATTTGCCGCCGCAATAAATGATGTGTCGTCTATTTCACCTGCGCTACACCCTAGCCCATATCTGGTGTTGGTTAGAAAATCCCTAATGCAAAGCGCGGCGTTATCAGAAAACGATGTTGAGCTATCTCTAGGATCAAAAACTTTTGCGCCTTTTATAGTTGCTGAAATATTTGGCAAGCCCTGAGGAAACGCATCTTGGTTGAACTCAAGTTGAGCATAGATATATGCTATGCCACGCAACCTATGATCTGTTGTCCATTCTGACACCCTTTGTGTTAAAATAGTATCTGCAATCTGATTATCCGCGCCAGTATGTTTCCTAATTTCTACAAGCCTAGTGCTTCCATCTAAAAACCTTGATGGAGAGGTAACTGATTCACCATTGCTTCCTATTCTTTGCGTACCAACTACGTCTCCATCTATTTGAAAATTAACAAAACTATCAATCTCATGCGTAGCCATTGATATAATCATGTGAAGGGTTTTGTCATCATTGGTTGTGTTTATGTAACTAAGAACTCCTGATACCCTTATTTGCCCATAGACCACCCTGCGCGGTTGCGCTGGTTGTTTTATCATCTGGGTTCTGTTACTTGCTTCTCCAACGAATGCGCCATAACCAGACATATCTGGCATCTGCGGCTTTGGTGATAACGCTGATAATGCGGCATTAGCGGCGGCATAAACCGCAACTGACGCTAGAAACGTACCGCCAACAAATGCAACAGGGGCAAAAATCGCCATCGTAACAGCGGCGATCAAGGTTGCTGGGTTTGTCAGTGCTTTGAAAAATGACTTAAAGAAGCCCATCTGTTATGCGCTCCATCGAATTGATTTGTCTTGCAGACTTGAAATAAAATTCAAACCCTTATCACCAGCGAACTCTGATTGCTGGTCAACCATCGTGTAACGTCTTACTTTTGCTCTATTTAATTCAATGAGCCTCGATTCACACGCCACCTTTATATTCGCGTTCTCACCATCATCAGAAATGGTCATAGTGTCCATGCGCCCTTTGAACAACTGATACGGATCAGCGACCACTGTGTAATCGTCATCCAAAACGCCAACATATACAATCGCGCTTCTGCCTTGATAACTTTCTGTGAGGGCGGTTGATACCAAAGTTGAATCAAGGCCGTTGAAACTGACAACCAGCCCATTTGCCTGAACTGCGCCGTTCTCTGTGACAGGGGATATTCCTAAAACCTCGCCTGTGCCAACGAAGGTTGTGCTTGCAAAGGTGATATTGCCCAAGCCTGTCCAGACCGTTACATTACCGCCTGAAAAATCAAGATCAACGGCAACAAACGGCCTGAAGCTGGATGATGTGAATTTTGTGTTTAACGCATTGGTTATGCCACGGCTCATAATGCCTCCAATGCTTACTTGCTAGATTTTGCCTTTTTCTTTGGAGCCACGCCACCTTCCCATGCCTCATTGACATCTGGAGTGTTAGGGTCATCCCCCATTAGCGTTCCATCAGCTTTTCTAGCCCTCTCAGGGGCGGTTGCCTTTGTCTCGGTAGGTTTTACCACTTTTGTTTCTTCAGCAAGCCCACGCTCTAAAAAATTAGCGTTTCTAGCCTTTTCCCAATCTTCATTAGCTGCCAATTCCTCGCCAGCTTCATAGGTTCTGGTTTGTGACCCAAGACGATTTGATACTCCCACCGCCTGTCTAATCATTTTTACAGCCATCTAGCCCTCCAGAAGTTAGGGAGCAAGGTTAGTTGATACCTAGACCCTGCCCCCATCTTTTTAAGCGTTGTGCGCGGTGAACGCATTATCGCCAGTATGACGAGCATGACTCTTGATAACTGTTGTTCCCAACGGTGTACCAGTAGAGTGTGTGCCTGTCTTGGCGATTGTTGTGCGGATGTACCGCTTTCCACCGACATAACCAACACGGTATGTTGCGCCTGTTGAATCTGGGTTTCCACCTGTTCCAGCGGTTCCAGTTCCATCAATCTTCAAGAAAACACCGTCAGCGGCAATAGTGCCATCAACAATGCCAGCTTGTGCGACATCTGTGAATGTTGAGTTATCATCAGATTCCTCTAACCCAATCTCAAAAAAGACTGAACCTGACAGAGTGTCACCCTCTGCACCAATAGTCACAAGAATAGTTGCGCCTTCATAACCTTGAAGGTCAACACCTGTGCCGTTTGATGCAGCGGTTGTTACAGCCGATGCGTGTGAGAGGGCTGTTGAGATGCTATTTGAAAGGTCTTTCATATCAACTCTCCCTTATGTTGAGATTTTTTGCTTACGCAGAGCTTCAGCCAAGATAACCTGACCACCCACTCTTGCACGAGCATAATAACGAACACTGCCTGTGTTTGCTTGTGAGAATGGATCACGCAAGATGGCAAGGTTTGTTCTATCAACAACCATGTACCCTCTTGAGAAATCACCAAACATCACAGGAAACGCATTTGCTGAAACATCAGGCATATCTGGCATTTCAACATATGGATAACCCAAAATGGTATTTGGCACACCAGCAGTGAGCATCATACCAGCTTGGAACACATACTGACCCGCAGTATCCTTGAGCTTGCGAATTGCCGCCAAGGTTGTGCGGTTGAAGATGAATGATGCGCCTGTGCCATATGGTGTTTTCACCGCATGAACAAGGTCAATCAAGCCATCAGCAAGCAATGTGTTTGCGTTACCAGAGACAGTTTCCCCAACGTCACCGTTTGTCAGCAATCCTTCAGGCTGACCAACAGAGCTACCTGAAACAAAGGCTGTGCCTTCATTCTTGGCAAGCTGTGTGGCAAACTCCTCTTGCATCTCTGCTTCAAGGTTGAACACAGCATCTTCAAGCATCTGATTTGAGATATCTACCCTAGCATAATGCTCATGGGTTGGAATTTCCTCTAACTGTGTTGTGTAACCAGTTGTTTCAGATTTGGTGCCAACTTCTGATACCCATGATGCACTGAATGTTGCAGTACGGCTTGGCATCTGAATTGACTTTTGGCTTGTCTGACGAACCCTTGCGATTGTACGCAATGGTGAGATTTCTGTGATGGTCTTGATAAGCTCATTCACATACTCTGGCGGAGCTAAGAAACCTGCACCTGTGTCATTATTGACAGTAAGGGCTTTCACCTCATCAGGCTCCATCTTGTCTTGGCCTTTACGCAAGAACTTATCAAAAGCCTTGACAGACAGGTCAACTTCCTTTGCTTCCAGACCAGTCTCAGGCCGCTTCAGCATTGCTTCCATGTTGTCTAGCTTTTCACCAAACCCCTTTTGCTCTTCTTGAGCCAAAGTCAGCTTTTGGTTAATGTCCTCAAAGCGGTCTAAGTCAGCTTCAATATTTTTCAGCTTTTCTTCAACCAGCGGGTCGGACGAACCCTTCTTCTCGATTTCCGCAAGTCGCTCATCATTGGTGGCTTTGAACTCCTCGAAAGCCTTTGCCATTGAATCGACTGCGGTTTTGACATCATCACTCATGTCATGCCCCTTTACGATTTTAGGATGTTGGTTAAATTGGCAATGGAATCCATTACCCCTTTTTGCTCATCGCCAACCTCTCGCTGGTCTAAAGCGTTTGAAACGGCATTTGCCGCCACTTTTGATTCTGAACGAGATAACCCGCCTTCATCCCGAAGGAAAGTCTCCCAATCCCGAACCGACCTATCCTCTGCCTTGACTGCGCTTACGCGAGCTTTTGGATTCATTGGAAAGGTAACTGCACTGATTTCCATAAGGTCAACCTCTCTGAGCATACGCTTCTTGCCACGCTCATCATAGCTGTACCCTTTGGCATCAACCCTGTAACCCACAGACAAACCATCTATTGCGCCCATTTTCATAAGCTCATAGACCTCTTTGCCCTTTTGGGTGTTCATTGCAAGCTGGCCTTTGACATATAAGCCGTTGCCATCTTCTTTGATTTGTGTGTAAACGCCGATTGGCTCTTTGGTGTCATGCTGGAAAAGCATTTTGATTTTCCGCGCACCCTTGGCTCTTAGTGATTTACGAAACGCCCCATTGACGACAACATCATTTCCTAAATCTTTGTTACCGAATACAGACGCATAACCTTCAAACATACCTTTGTCTTTATCATCGTCATCATCTTCATAGGCTTTTAACTCTAGGTCAGCCTCGCAATCAATGTATCCAGTTTCAAGAAATTTGACCTCATCACATTCTTCAAATGCTGGGGCATCATCCATCACAGTCTCCTTTTTACCATCACGGTAACTGCTCAGACAGACTGCAACCCGCTGGTCACGCTGTGAGTATTCAGCAAGCATTGTGCTATCATCCATGCACCTTGCCATAAAATCCGATTCTGCCTCACCGCTTGTCGGCTTTGGTATTGGCATACATCGCTCCTATTTTTGTACATCATACACTCAAGTAAGACAATAGACAACAGTTACAGACTTTTAACATTTATTGCAATTATTTTACATTTTATTGTTGACATATGAAAACATTATGGTAGGATGATTATATTGAATGATTAATTAAACCACGGAGAGACCAATGACTTACACAGAAAACGAAATGAAAATTCTGAACATCCTAGCCGACAATCATGGCTCACAATGGGATACTGAAGATGATGATAACTCACCACACATTGATACATACGAATTGACAACCGATGGCTCTGGTCAATGCGGTACAATATTTTCAAAAAATGATCTTGACCCTAAAATTTTCAGAGGTGTCATCTCAAGCCTGATTAAAAAAGGTTCTTTGATCACTGACCAATACGACACAATGACAGACCCGCGCAAAGGCTTTTTGCCCATGATTTCTATTGCAATCAGCTTTGATACATTCAACGAGATCAGAAAGGCGGCGGCTTAACAGCCCCGCCCACCCTGCGGAGGTAAAAATGCAGACATTTACAATCATCTTGAAAATCTTAATCGGCATTATGGGCATGGCTATGTTCTGCTCTTTGCCAATTTTATTTTTTCTTTAGACCACGGAGGCGACCATGACCGAACAAATACTTAGATTTCGTAATGAAAGATGCGCCAGATATTTTGCCGATAATCACGGCTACGAATATCTTGGCTTTGTTAAAGAATACACCACATTCTCTATCTCACGCGGCTCTGGAGACATCAGCCATGTAGATGGCGGTTCTTATCAGGTACGAAAAGAGGTAAGAGATGAAGCCGTTTAACAAAGTTCAGCCAAATATGCCACCGATGAAAGATTGGCTTGCTGATATGATGAAGGCAATGCAGAAGGTCAAACCAAGACCAACCCGCAAACAACTCATAAATTCCTATTATGCCGCCAAGAATGATGACATCAGAGTTAATGACATTTATCAGGTGGCTATTGATTGGGACAGTGAGAAAAATGGCGCATTGACCCCAGACCCATCAATCAAGGTTATTCATCTATCCATAAAACGCAGAGATAAACAGCCAATTATGGATTATCGTGACCTTATGGACATAAAAGATGCTCTGGTGGGCAGTGAGTTTGAGGCATTGATGATATACCCAGCCAGATTTCGTGAACACGATATGGCTAACCAATACCATCTATGGATTCCTGTGAATAGAGAAACAGAAGAAGGTGTGGGTATACCGTTCGGCTGGAATAACGGACGCAAGGTATTTGACAAAGACCATGCTGGTGCAACACAAAGACCATTTAGGGAGGATTAAATGTATTTTACAGAACAAAATAAAGATGTCGTAAAAGCCGCCTACGACAAGGCATATCAAGAATCAATCAGAGAAGGGGCGAGGTCAATGAGTGATATTGATATATCTATTAGGCAAAAAATGACAGAAATGGGCTTTGTATTGGCAGAGCCGCCATCTCACCCAGAATTTGGCTAGATTATGCAACCCTTGAATCTGGCATAGGCTTTTCTCTGATAGGCCTTTTGAACGCCAAGGCATCAATCACTTTTTCAATTGGAAAATCACCCCAGTTCTCACCAGAGAGTTGGGGTTCTTCTTTGAAGACCTCTTTGTATAAACTTAACCAATCGTCTGTTGACACAGCCAATTGCATTCGTCTCATTAGTTCAGCATCATCCATCTGCTATCTCTTTCAACATTCTTTCAAATTCTCTTACCAAATTGGGGAATAGCTTTCGCGCTTCATTCATTGCTTTTTTATTTCCGTGTATAGCAAACAGATTAGCAAATGTTTCGTAATAAAACGACCCTGACCTTTTATAATAATTTCTACCATGACCCCACGCGCTAAAATCAGTGAAGAAACTACCCTTGGTCATCGCATCAATTATATCTGATATAGAATTTGCACCATCGTATCGCGGTGACCACGCTTGATACTGGAATGACATACCTTTTCTTCTGCCTCTTTTATATATTTTTGTTTTTTCCACCTTCTCTAAAAATCGCTCTCTAAGCGTTTCAAGTTTTGGCTTAGTGTCTGCGCCTAATCTAAAGCCTAACATATCATCAAAATCCGTTCCCTCGACTGCCAAGCCTAAAGATTTGGCATCGTCAATAAATGCCCTTTGGAAGCCCTTATCTTGTTGCGACAAGTACCGCATTTTCTTTGATGCTATAAAATCGACATGATGCCCATATTCATGCTCTAAGGTATTAGATTCTAAATCAGAGGAAATAAGCATAGTCTCTCTCTGATAAAAGCCTCTTTTTGATTTCTTGATGGTGTTTGGCTTTGGCAATTTAATTGCTGCCGCCAATGCTAAACCAGACAGATTATCATTTAGCTTTTCATTATACTGTTGTCGTATCTTTGGCGAGGATACAGATAGCGTGCTTGCAATATCTAGCTTGCCCCTCACCTCTTGTGTTGGCGGCTTGTCATCTACGAATACCTCATCTTCTGGGCTTACATAAAGAGTTACACAGCGACAGTTTATAACATTAGCTGCGCCACCTCTTGGGTCACCAGTATATCCCATGGGGACACCGCCCACGATGAAATCTTCATCAAGAGGGATTTCTGTGCCATTGGCGGCAACATGAGTTGCTCTTGCCCTTGCATCTGCCACAGCCACCCATCGTTTCATTTGATTTGGGATATTGAGGCTTGCATTTATGGCATGGTTTCCATAGCTGGCGGCAGAATGTGTCTCTGTTCTTGCTATTGTATTTGCTCTGTAACGACTAAAAGGACTGTCTGTAGATTCACGTATATTTTTGCCTATTTGAGCAACCCCTAGACCTTCTTGTAAACCTTGCTGAACAACCCTGTTAATTTGGTTCATGGTAGTATTGCTAATTTGCACTACTCTGATCGCTCCAAAGTCTCGTATATAATTTCTAATAATATTTTCAAACTGACTTTCTTGTTTTTGATCACGCAAAATTCGTAAACCAAATGCTTCAATGACAGCCCTATAATGACTGTCTAATACTGCCTTGGTATCTTTTTCTAAATCTCTATCTGTCGCAATCAATCTACCTGATTCAACAAATTCTTTTTCAGCATTTTTACCAGCATCACGAAATACATTTTGAATCTGCATACGCAGTTTACGTTCAAACCCCAAGCGCAATCTGTTCTGCTCTATAAATTCTTTTCTGGCACTAACCTTTCTTCGTGTGGTTTTGTTCTGAATGCTTGGGTATGATTTTACCTGACCGCTTTTAAAGGGTGCTGGCACATCAGTATACGAGGGTGATTTTTGCGATTTTGTCATCAATCGCCTGTTCTGAGAGGGTGACCTTTCGGTAAAAGGTCAGTATCAAACTTGGCACGCTTAAATCTACCAGTTCGCACCGCCCCTAAAAATACGTTTACCCTTGCATATGCCCATTGATCGGAACTTGAGACGCTTGGTCTAACAGATGATGGATTTGTATTATATGCTCCAACACCTCTACGGAATACAGCAGAAAGCATACGCAATGTAACGCGCTTACCTTTTTTGTCACCATGCTTATCGTTATGTTCTTTTACTTTTTTTGCTAACCCTTTTTTTACAGATTCGCTTATTTTTACAGCCTTTTCTTCAAAATGATTATCAATTGGCTGAATGTCCTCTAATATATCATTTTTACCATCACGTTCTTTGTCTAACTTTGCGGCTGTACGCCTAGCCCATGTTTGACCAGCATCGCCACCCCATAACAGCCAAGCGATTTTCCCTGCGCTTGGATAACCTTCTTCACCTCGGCGGAAACCTTCGGCTCTTTTATCTACCTCATGGCGGCTAAAAAAACTGTGCATTCGCCTTACCGTTCTAGGCGACAATCTTTCTTTGGAGACAAGCTGGACTGCTCTTGCGACACCGACTTCTGTTCCCCCTCGGTTGAACTCTTTGCGCATGGCAAGACCGCGTTCAGCCTCTTTCGCCATTGCGTCAGTTGGCGTTGTATCAACATCTGATTCCGCCTTCGCATCATCACCGAGTTCCTCATCTTGCTTTGGAGTTTCTAAATCTTCGCCAACCAAACGTCTATAATCTGCATGGCTGGCACATGGCATAAATACCCTGCCGTTATCGGTATCGTGAAAATGAGTGCCAAAACATCCAATTTCTTCAGCTCTTTCTGCGGCCTCGTCTTCTGTTGTAAATACATCACGAGCTACACGTTCTTTTGATTGCTTTGGTGTTGTTAAATCTGTGCCTGTGAGCCTTCTGTAGTCCGCATGACTGGCGCAAGGCATATACACCTTGCCGTTGTCTGTATCATGGAAGTGAGTACCGAAACAGCCTATTTCTTCAGCCCTAGCTTGAGCCTCACTTTCAGTTGTAAATACATCCTTTGCAACTTTCGCTTTGCTTTCGTCAATAATTCCGTAAGCTTTTTCCGCATCCTGTTCAGCCTCCTGTCCTTGGGTTGGTTCGGCTTCTGTGCTTCCCAGAGGAAAAAGATTAGCCGCGATATAGACATCATCACCTCCCTGTATTGGCTCAAGACCTAAACGCTCTCTTGCCTCATTCCTTGAAATAATCCCTTCTCTTACTGCTTGAGTGACGTTTTCGTATATTCGCCGCCTTCTTTCAACCATTGCTGGCACTGCTTCAAAATCATACTCTATTCGTATTTCTTCACCATATACAGGAGCCAACCATTCATTCAAATCAGACTGCACCCGTCGGGCTAGCGGCATTATTGTTTCCTCGTAAAGAGCTAGCCGCGCTTCTTGGACATTCGCATACGTCTGCGCGTCTGGTATGCCAATAAGTTGACTTGGCACCCCAAAACAAAGAGCGATATCCTTTGCCGCCATGTTTCTCTGTTGCAGAAAATCCATGTCTTTAGGTGTAAGACCCATTTCACGCCAATCAAAATCACCTTCCAGTAATAACGGCTTTCCCGCATTAGCCGCGCCAGTATATTTGACATTCAAATCATCCCTTAATTGTTGGCGTTGCCCATCCGATAACTGTATTGGTAAGCCCCTGTCACTTTGTGGCTTGAATACGATAGCACCGCTTGGTCTTGCGCCATTGTTTAATAAGCTGATATTATGCTTATTGATGGCGTTATGATTATCAATATCTACTGCCGCCGCCATAAGAGGCGATAACCCATAATAATCATCTAACGGATTATACAGCTTCATATGCTTAACTTCAGATTCCCCTGTGATTGGGTCTGCATCATATGTTTTGACCACCTTGCCGCCAAGAACATACTCATAGGCTTCTGGGGTTGAGGTTTTGGATGGCTTCACTCTCACACGATCTGGACGCAAAAGATAAAGTTCTCGCACCTCACCGCCTACATCAGATCGAATGGCGTAATTATTTCCAGATAACAACAAATACGAATATACAGCTTGGAAATACTCAACACCCGCTTGTGATGGGTTTGGCCTTTTCAACAATGCCAGCAATGGGTGCTGATCTAATTCATCGTCACCCTGAAATAACTTGAATGGGATGCAAGCCGCGCCATTGGCTATCTCGTTAATGCAACGATACACTACAGCATTTTGCCTATAGCCTTCGTCTGCGTAAGCCTCATAATTATCTTTGCGATAATGGTGAGCGTTATTCACGCTTAATACAACTTGTGGAGCTTCTTTTATCTCTATTGTGTCACGTTGTAAAAATTTGAAAAAATCTTTGATGCCAGCCATTATGAAATTCTCCAAGTAGCCGTCCCACTGGATTGGCTCAGTTCTGTCAACGCCCAGACTAAGGCATCAAGTCTATCGGGTGATTTACTACTCCCAGCCGAAAACGAACATAATTGTTCTTCTAATTGCTTGAACGCGCCAACATGAGAAACCCTGCTCTGTTCATATAAAGCCGCTATTGGCTCTGCCCTCACCAACTTACCTCTTGACGCTCTAACAGGGGTATAAGGCACGTTCTGATCAATATTTCTTAACAGCCTTTCTACTAAATCGCCACCATTATTAACCTCTGCCACAATCCTATCGGCTTGATACTTATAAAACATCTCTATAGCCGTACGACCCCAGCCATCAGGAGTCATCCTACCAGAAACATCGTCGATTACATAGTACCTTTGATTGTTTGCCTTTCCAGCAACAATTATACCAGTCTCGTCTGAATCTTCATTGTTTGTAACGGCTGGATCAATAGCCACAACAATTCTATTTAAGTCTGGCATTTCGTCTTTTGTTATTCTTGTTTCATCTAAACGCCTATACGACCATAATGCGCCTTCAATATCTTCAAGCAATTCTGCATAAAGCTCTTGTCTGCCCAATCTAGTTCCATCGTATCTTTCTTTTAACTGGTCTAATGCAGACTGCGCTAAATTCTCATGGTTTTCAAACGTGTTGCCACTGGTAAGGTATACATCTTTGTGTTTTCGACTGACAAGGTTGCTTATTATTTTAGTGGGTCTTGGTGTTGTGGTAATTATGAGTTGCGGCTTTTCCCCAAGGCGTAAACCAAACATCATTTGATCATAAGCCTCTGGATATCTCCAAGCCGCCAATTCATCTGCCCATATACGATGAAACTGTGGACCACGTAGGCGGTCTGGTTCTATTGCGGCATAGCCCTGAATGATAGAGCCATTCCATAACCTTATTTCCATTGCAGAGCGATTGTACGCATTCCCATCGCCTTGCCATAAACACTCTTTTGGTATGCAAGTTAATAATCCAGACGGTCCCTCAAAACAGACCCGCCTTAAATCTCCCCTTGTTGGAGCAACAACACCACACCTGACGTTTGAATTTGCCATCGCAAATGCACAAATATCTTCTGCCCCTGTTCTGGTTTTACCCCATCCGCGACCAGCCAATATCAGCCAAATTGACCAATTACCATCAGGTGCTATTTGTTTTTGTCGAGCTGACTTTGCCCATTTTACAAAGCTGTTAAAGGCATGGCTTTCTTCATCAACGAATGAACTAGATAATTTTTGCAAATATTGCAGTTTATCTTGTTTTGCAACTTGAAAATTCATGCTTGGTACTTTGCTTTAGGCAAACTATCATCAATTTCAAAATTTATATCGTGATAGACACAATATCCGATAACTGAGAAAAGTAAATTACTGGGGTCAGCACAAGCATAAATCATAACATGAGGGTCTCCATCATCGTCTTTGATTAGATTCAGCCAATAATTTTCTCCCCTACCTTGCCAGCTAAATATATTAGCCGAATCTGATAACGCGGTAAATTCTCCCGCCACGCTTGAGAGATAACTTAATGTCCAATCAAACATATTTTGGTCAGTCACTTTTTTTACTCCTCACCAAATCTGCAACAACAGAAAAGGCTTCATTTAAGGCTGTTTCTCCCCTGTCTTCAGTAATCACATCATGCTTATCCCTTTGACCAAGTAGCTGTTTGCCTAACCAGATTGCCATGGCTGTACTATTCATATCGTTCATAATCTGCATTTGTTTACGTCTTACAGATAACTTACCGACCTCTCTGCCACGATTTATTGTAGCCCTGATCTCTGGGTCGTTTGTATATTTATCTTCAAGGGTTCTTAACGGCACTCTAAAATAAGCCGCCAATTCTGGCATCGTGCAATTCAACGCACTCAATCTTTCAAGCTCATCAAGGTTGATTTCGATTTTGGGTCGACCAACAGGGTTTTTTTCCTTAACTTGATTTGTTTTTTTCTTAGGTCTACCAACTTTATTAGCCATTTTTTTGCCCTTTTTAATATACCACGGAAATTATTTACGACCTTATGGTTTTTAATTTCATTCCGTATTCATTAACTCCCTGTTTTACAACGTAATCATCTTTCAGTATTAGCCGATTTTCTTTTTTGAATTTATTGTAGTTCACATGATGATGAGGTCTACCATATCGCCATACCATTTTACTTACATCTGGGTGAAGCCTCATTTGCATTGCAGATTTTGGCGCGGTTCCCTCTTTGGCGTAAAATTCTTGTGTATTACCGCCCTTAACAGTTTGGGTATTTGCTTTTTCTTGCAGAAAGGCATTGAACTGTATTGTACACCATTTAGCCTTTAGCATCTGAAGCGATAGGTCTGTATCTTCGTTATATCTGCCCCTCCATCTGAAAGGAACATCATTACGGATTAGATTGCATGAGTAAATTCTGGTGTTGACTGTGAATGGTCCGTAATCTTTTGCCCACTTGTCTACAACAAAGAACATATAATTCGGACCCGCCATAGCAACATTCTTGTAGCGAAGCACAAAATCTTCCATAGCCTTGAATGGCGTTCCATCATAGCACTTGATGCGCTTGTTATCTCTCCATCTGCGAAACGACTTGATGTTGTCGTCCATCACCCAATGCCAAGCGTGCCCCTCAGAAATCGCATGTTCCCAAATAAAGTTTCGCGCGGCTCCTGGTCCCTTGCTACGAGTTGCGCCAAGGTCATCACAGGTATCGTATTCATCTTGAAATTTTTTATCTAAAATAAGTAGCTTATCTTTATCTACATGCTCTAAATAGTCTTTGTATTCTTGTTCTTCTATCACAAGGCGATATGGCACCTGCATTGAATCTAGTGCCTTTGCAGTTAATCTGCTATCTGCCCTTCCCTTTGATGGGATGTATAAGGGAAATTGCGGATTATTCACTTGTGTATCCCTTATCTTTTAATACATCATTTATTCTTACTGGATGCCACATAGAGGTCACTGGAACGCCATTGCGTTTTTCTTGTTCACTGTCTTTGATATCTTGCCCTATTCTTTGCGACAAGTCCGCCAAATCATCAGAGTTTCGCACATGAATAACGACTGTCCTGTAAGGCTTCAGGTCTTGATGGTCGAATGATGGCATATCATTCCAATGCTCTTCTGGCTTAAACCAATCCGCTTGAACATCATCTATAGATAATAAGCTATCAAGTTCCGCATCTTCAAAACCTAATTTGCTTAAATCAAAATCACCATTGATGAGGTCGTTTAATTCTTCTGTGAGGAACTTATATTCCCAATCGGTATCTTGATTGAGCCTATTATCGGCTATTCTGTATGCTGTAGCCTTCTTTTCGTCTAAATCAGCAACTACCACAGGCACTTCTTTTAAACCTAATATTTTAGATGCCGCATATCTCGTGTGACCCACAACAATAACAAGGTTTTTATCTACAACGATGGGTTGCTGAAACCCATACTCTTGTATTGATGCCGCCACCTTTTCTGCATTTGGGTTTTTTCTGGGGTTTTTTTGGTATGGCGTAAGCTGATCTAGCTGTATGGTTTCTATGTTCATGTGATAGCCTTTTGTTGCTCCCCATATTGGGATATAAAAACTATACGATAAAAAATAAACAAAATAAAGGGGACTGAGCCGAAGCCCAATCCCCTAAAAACCATTGGTGTAGGCGACCAAACCATTCACCACGGAGGCAATCATGCGATTGCAAGAAAATATTATCACAATATATTGTGTTGTCTAGTATTAAATCCAACCAACCCTTGTATGTCTGTGTAATAACATTCCCTCGTTCATAATCTTTGACCATATAAACCAAGCATACGCTGTCGTGCCTGTAGATTTTTCTGGCTTTTCCTCATCTCCCCGCCACATTGTAAGTCTTTTAGAAAACACAAGTATATGAGAAGGCGGGAAAACATCATAAATTTCAGATTTTCGTGACTGCCCTTCTAAAAACGCCAACCGAAGTAAAAATGCAAATTTATCTATTTTCAATTCTATGCACTTATGTACAAATTCGTTCGCAAGTTTAAATGGTGGGTTTGTAATAACATTTGATGCAAGAGCCTTTTGCTCCATGAGGAAATCAATATTTGTTTTTCCAAATCCAAAATCATTAAGGTCTGTGCTTATCACATTGTGACCTCTTTGCGCCAAAACATTGCTTATTGCGCCATTCCCACACGCTGGCTCCCAAATATCTCGCTCAAATTCCTGTCTATCTAACAGTGCCTTTGTTGCCTCTGGCGGTGTAGGGTAAAAATCATCTATCTGCCTATTAGAGTTTTTCATTTATTTCTGCCTCATCTACAACAAATTTATTTGATTTTTTTAGATTATATTGTCTTGAGACAATTCTAAGGTTCTGATGAATATGCAATCCAGAACCTTCAATGCCGCACTTGCTACGATAGGTAAGTGGAAAAATATGGTCAACGTGCCAAGTGTTCTTACCGTCTCGTTTATTTCGCCTTGATCTTTCCATATAAATTGCATTGATTTTAAACCTATCAGCCCAGCGTGGCGTTTGGTTTTTTATAGCCTGATGATGCTCGTATCGTTTCTTTGATACCCGCTGTGCTTTCTGCCTAATTTTGAGCAATTTAAATTGACGGTCTGGCTCATAATGCAGTTTCATTGATGTTGATAAAAACAATTTGGCATTTGTGAGATTTTCTGACCACGGTTTATGCCTGCCCATAAAATGAAACAGATCATATACCTCACCTTGCACTCTCAATTTCAATTTGAAAACACGCTTGGTCAACTGCTTTTGGTCTGTCCGTACAAACAACATAGTGCAACCTATGTCATGGGTGTTCCCGTGAAATGAACTTGAATACTGGTCTGTCTTTTTTGCCAGCATTTTGTAGAACACATCTGGTTCATCACGCCCAACCTTGCTCGCTTCAATTAAGCCCCCAACCACTGGGATGTATTCTTCATTGATGCTTTGGTTTATTTTTGAACCCTTTTTTCGGTGTGTTTTGTAATTAGCATAATAGGTATCTGTTGCGATCACATAATTCTCTGGCAAACCCTCAACGGAGTCTGTGCCTTCAAACCATTCAACAATACGCTCATGCCCCCGAATGTCTGGCGCTTTCGTAAACCCATCAAACATCTGTATCTCCAAAATGGCTCACTGCTTCTTGCTGTATTAACTCTGCCTCATAGATATGCCGCGTAAGGTTGTACCTAAAGAACGCCTCGCCTATCGAACCATACAGCCCCTGTTCCCTGATTTTTCGGATAATAACCCGCGTCTGATCGGCCTCGAAGTCTCTGTGAACCACTATTCCCACATCACACATATTATTCCAATGCGCTGAACCTGATATATCGTAAAGACTTGGGGGCGGGTACACTCCATCTGAGCCTCTTTGCATTTTTGCGGGGTGGGCAACCATCCACATGGCAACCTCGTGAGTTCTACAGAACTGTTTGCATCTGCTTACCAAATCACGGATATGCTCATCCTCTCTTTTGTTTCCATCTCTGGTAGCGTCAATTTCATTATATGGGTCAATTATAATTCCTTTAACGCCATGCCTAAGGCACGCTGATTTAGCCTTTGTTAACAGCCAATCTATTGTTGGTAATGAATCTTCGCTTTCTATAAAATGAAACCTATTATCTAAAAATAACATAGCCTCTGTAAGTTCTTCTTTTGTCATTCTTGGGTTTGGTCCGAAATCAAACGGCTTTGCCATCACCTTTTCTGACAACCGCCTTATATGATTGGCTGTACTGTGTTCTGGTGAAAAAATGGCGAATTTCCAACCATGGTTCTTGGCTAGATTTACTGAAAGCTGATCTATAAAATTAGATTTCCCATGATTTGGGATGCCAGTTACAATGGCGAATGTAGATGGCATGACCTTATAAATTTCATCTAATGATGCAAAACCAGTAGATATGGCTTTTTGAACATTGCCATCATAAATATTGAAAACCTCTTTTTCGTAATCTTTAACAGTGTATAATCCGTCTATGGGGTGTGGAGCCGCCAATCCTATAATCTCCCTTAACACATCGGCTCCATGCTCCACTAAACATTCATTCGCATCCTTGCATTGTATGTCGTGATTATTTGGGTACTCTATTGTCCAGCAACGGTCTTTACCGAACCGATGTATCAATTCCAGCTTCAACGCTTGCCCCGCCTCATCTGCATCAACGGCTATTATTACCTTCTCCGCCTCATGCAACCATTCACAATTCTGCAATGCTTGAAATCTTTTATCATGTTCATCAAATTTTGCAGTCTTGGGTGCGCCATCTGGCAATGTAACTGCATATATAAAACCAGCTTCCCACATAGAAAGCACATCCATTTCACCCTCAACAAAAATTACTGTCTTTGAGCCTGTTTCATCCCACCACTTTTTAACAGCATCCATATTGAACAGCGTTCTCTCTGCCCCATTCTCCTGTCTAAACTTCTTATCCTTGGTTCTATATTTTATGTTAACCAGTTGCCCATCCTTGTGATAGGGGAACGCATAACAGGCCTCTTCACCATTCCCGAACCAATTGCTTGTTCTAGTAATCTGAAATGCTGCAACAGTTTCTTTGCTTATGCCGCGCCTTTTGAACCATTCAATCATTGGCTGGCTTTCTGCATCAGCCTGTTTTGGCGGCGTGGGGCGTTTATATTCTACTGGCTTCACATATTGCCCATCTGGTTTATAGTTAGCCCCAGCCACAGCCCCAGACCATTCGCAATGGTGGCATTTCCATACCGCACCACCATCAGGCTCTATCGTTACCGAAAGGCACTGGTCTGTTTTATTTTTTCTCGTATGGGAACATTCTGGACAAGTGGTCTTGTGATCGCCAACTTTCCAGTTGCGTAATTGTATTCTATTATCAAGTAATTTTTGCATTTGGTCACCCCGCTAATTGGTTTTTATTTTTACTTATAGATTGCTCCTCTTGCACTGTCTCCCATCTTTTTTGATTCAACCACGTTGTGGCATGAGGTATAAATTTTTTATCTTTTCCAATGGTTGTTCTTTTGAACCTACAGGTCTTTAAAAATAAATCCCTTACGTCAATATCTTTATCTACAACCCTTTTCCAAACTTCATATGCCTTGGCTTTTGAGCCATCATTACGAGGATATGCGTTCCACCATTCTAAAAACTCAGGAACATATTTGTCACCCCTCTTTGTTTTATCTTCTTGTATAACTCTAATAGTATTGGGTGTCTTATTTGTCACCCTCTGAGTGTCGATTCTGTCACCCCTATTCATATTTAAAATAAATCTATTGCTTGTCTGCTTTCCAGTATCAGTAAATCTTTTTTCAACCGATACAAGGCCATCATCATATAATGACTTTATAGCCCTCATTATAGAACGCTCATTACACTCACATAATTTTGCAAGATGTTTGTAACTTGGATATGTAGAATTGTTCTCGTCTGAATAATTGGCGAGCATTAATAGAACTAATTTCGTAAGAGAATTTTTACAGGACTGTTTTGCCGCCCAAGACATCGCATCAAAACTCATAAATACCTCCGTATTGTTGGTCGCCTAAATCACAAGGTAATCTACAAATCTTTTGCTGTAAACCATTGACCGAAAGATGCTTGGCTTATTAAGATAAAAATATGTTGCATTGCCCAACCTGTTCATCAAGAAATCATAAGGTTTCTGCTTACACACCCAAAGATATGCCAGATGGTAAAACCAGAAGGCGGGAATGTTTAGATTGCAAAACAAAATTTTTTACTATGGAAAGCGTCTTTATTTACCCAGCGGTAGAAAAAAACGTTAAGAAAAAACCAAAAACCACAATAAAAAACAAATTTTCACGCAATGGTAAAAGAATACTCAGGCCAAGAAAACCAATGCCTAGTTTAGAAATAGAACCAGATTTTGATGACCTGACAGACGAAGAACTAGAAGCGCATATTTTTTCTAATTAAAAATGATATTTTTTTACATATATTGTTGACATATGAAAACATTATGGTAATATATATATATTGATTGAACCAAACCACGGAGACTAAAATGAATATTCAAATCGGAAACATTGTTAGGGTTAGAAACACCATTGGCAAGGTGATTAAGATAACTCCTAAGAATGATATTAACAAATGGAAGCATGATGAAATTGTAATTTCTATTTCTAACAAAAAACCCAAAATTGTTAAACCTACACAAATTGAAATTATCAAATAACCACGGAGACCAAAATGACCGATTTTATTAGAGCCGCAACCACCGAAGACATGGCACAGGCATATAGCGACACCTTCAAAGATGTTCATGGCGTAAGACCTCGCCATACAGAGGGCTGGGCTTTTGAAGATTACGCATCTGCCATTCAGGGCTTGCAGATAACCCTTGAAGAAGATTTAAGGCAAGAAAAAGCAGAAAAACTAGCCGCCATCAATGCGACACTTGCGGTTGGCGCACCTGACTTTGAAACAGCACAGCGTTGGCTTGAGCAAGCTTGGGAGTGTGTATAATGGACATTACCGTAAACATTGAAAAGGTCGACACCAAAAAATTCCAAATTAATGTCACGATTGATGAGGCACACTTAAAAGCATGGGCGACTGATTATGTTTCAGACCAAGAACATGATTTCAAAATTGTAGATGGCCTCAAGGTTTGGAATGTATATGACGAATACGACAACGTAACCACTCAAATTGATGAATCTGGAGAAAATTGGCATCATCAATATGTACACGAATATTTGAATGACCAAGATGCGGATAAACTGATGTTAGATAACTGCCATGACTTCAGTCAATATGAACTCATGAATGAAGAATCTTCAATCATTGGATTTGAGGGGGATTTATGATGAATACGGCACTTAATAACCATAAGGGTGAATGGTTCAAAATTGTAGATGGGAAAAAGGTTCATCAGAATAGGTGTTTATGCTGTAACAAAACTCATGCTGAATTAAAAAAAGACTTCAAGAGATTCACACAAATCAGACGAGAACTAGACCATTCTTCAAAAACACGAACAATGATACTTCATGGGTTCAAAGACCATATTGGCACTGAAAACCAAGGAAGCCATTATTGGTACACTTGGCATGGCGACCCATGTAGATGCTGTGGTGGTGCGCCTCAAACTATAGGCGAATTGTTCTTGGCTGTATATTCTGAAGGTCAATGGTACTGCAATAAATGTTATGCTGAAAATCCGAAAGATAATTCTGGAAAATGGATTTTTGCACCAATCGGGCAACGCAAATATTTGCCAGATGATGAAGAAGAACAAACCGCCAACTCCGTGGTAAGATAAGGCGGTTAGAATCGGGGAGGCTTTGCGGCTTCTCCGATTTCTTTATGTTCTGAACAATACCAAGTTTTACCATTATCAAACGAATAACAAGCAAGGGTAGAACCGCAAACCTTACACTGATGGTTTTGATGAACTCGCGTTGTTGGTTTTTCCCACCTCTCCAATTTTCGTTTTCTCGTTTTCCACCGCCCCATATTCTGATTCCATCAACTCTTTGATAGCCGCAATTCTTAACTTAAAATTAAAAACCAAGGACTGCCATTCTTTAGGTGTGCGTTCCATTTTCTTTGACTCTGGTAAAGGCTGTCGCCCCCATAAAAGCCGCCACGATGCCCATGTTTGCTACGACATAGGTTGATAGCAATGATGTAACTAAAGGCACTCTCTGGTCTCCTATCAGGGGAGAAACCACCAATAAAATACAGACTGCACTTGATATGACGCTGACCCAACAGATCAACCGTTGCTGGTCTTGCATCTTGTCTGCGTTCTCTAATTTTATCATTCGCTCCTCTCTGGCGATTTCATCATCAGTCACAATGCCGTCACCATCAAGATCATGTTGTTCATAGCGGGAGCCACGCTGTAATTTTTTCTGTGTCATTTTAAAATCACCATAAATAATCCAACAAAAAGACCGATTGCCGCAATAATTACAAATGCAACGATTGCACACTGTTTCATATTTTCTTCAAACTCTCTAGCCTCTTTTATTATTCGTCTACGTTCTGCGGCGGCGGCTTCTTTAGCCTCTTGAATTCTCTTTGCTCTTTCTGCCACAATGCCACTCCATGTTCCATGACCAAATCGTAAATCAACCAGCGTTGCGACCTCTTGCAATTTCTCTTGAGCAAGGCGCGCATCAATTACCTCTTTTGCAACTGTATCAACCCCAAACTGGTCACCAAGTCCTGACCCACTTGATTTTTTATTTCTAGCTTGTTGTGTTTGTTTTTCGCCAGCAAACAGATCGTCAATCGAACTCGCAATGTCACGAATATCGTTTGCTGTTGATATATTTGATTTTATGAACTCGACACTTTTTTGAACAAGCGCAATTCCAGTTAGCACTTCAGCAACAACCATCAGATTACCTTTTTATTGGTAGCCCCGATGGACTGTAACTTGTCTTTTGACTAACAGATTATATCAAGAAATTTCTGTGATGACCACAGGAGGGTCATAGGTTTCAAGAATCTTTTTCTTAATTTTATAGACAGGCGTTCTCGTTACTTTGCTTTTAACATCTTCTAAAATTTCCCTACCGTTCAATGAATACATAAAATCACCAACGTAATGACCAATCTTTACACCATTGACCATTAACGGAAATCGTGGCTGTAATCTGAGATTATCAATTTTACCTTGCGATTCGAGCAACGCTAATATCTTATAACGCTCTGCTTCTTTTTTAGAATGAAAGGTAATACCATCAACGACTGTTTTTATCGCTCGATATTTGTTTTTGGAAATCGTTTGCCGTGACCGCACCATTTGTTTCTCTTTCAATATGATGAATATGTAATGGCCTTGGAAATCTATCGCCAGACAACCACTTCATAACCCCGCCATAAGAGCAACCAATCTGGTTTGCAAAATCTTTTGCCTTTATATTTTGCTTCAATAAATAATCTTTCAATAACATTTTTTTAAGTTATCAGCATTTTATTTTTGTGTCTAATCCCAAATTGGGGTTTACTTTATAGGTTATTTAATTACTATAACGATTATTAGATAACTTTAGAGGCGACCATGAACCATTTTGAAAACCATGATGTTATGCACTTATCTGCAAGCACCATTAATCTGTTCATAGAACAACCCGCCAGATGCTTAATGAAGATTGCTGGGAAATTAGATGGCGGTGTTGGCGCATCTGCATGGCGCGGAACAGCGGTTGATAAAACCATAACCAGATGGATGCAAAACCCTGACCTTAAACTTGACGATTTAACATCAGAAGCGCAACGCTTATTTGACCTCGAATCAAAACAATCAAAAAATGAACAGCCAGAAGCCAAGCTAAAAAAAGAACGAGGCGACCTTGAGGCGTTCATAAAATCTGCAAAAGAATATTATACCGAATTATCAGAGCCATACGAATCCGCACAAGGCAAAGTAACGGTTATGTTGCCAGACATACCTGTACCAATAATTGGTTATTACGATTTAAGATTGGGTGAAAAGGTTCGTGATATGAAAACAGGCAATGCTGTTAGCAAATTATCATTCGCTCACGCAAGACAAGGATCAATTTACGGACACGCATTAAAAAGAGTGCCAGTAATTGATTACATATCTAAAAAAGGCGTTACCAGTTTTGAAATACAAAATGTCAATTATCACATACATCAATTCACCATTGCGGCTAAAGCCTTAGAAAGAATTTTATCTTACAGCAACGATATCATTGAATGTTGTCAGCTTGTATATCCCGATCTTGACCATTGGAAATGGTCAGATAACGAGCGAGAAATCGCAAAAACCCTTTGGAGCATGGAGGCGACCAATGACTAAACAATTAATTTATAAACAAATTTGGGAAACATTCTCTAATATAGAATTTGATCCAAATGATGTTTCTTTCAATGAAGCCAAAAATAGGCAAACTGGAGAAGTAACAAAATTATTCTATCTGAAATGGTCTGTAGCCTTGAGAATTTTGGCAGAGCATTACCCTGATTACGAGATTGAATTTGAGCGATTCGATCGTGGTGGGAAAGTCTACGATGTTATGTATTACCCTAATGAATGTTGTAGCGTTCATTGCACAATAACAATAAATGGCGTTAGCAGAAATATGTGGCTTGCGGTAACGAATTACAAACATGATGCAGTAACCAATCCCGATGCCAGAGATATCAGTGATTCTAAAATGCGGTGTATGGTTAAATGCCTTTCACTTTTTGGTTTAGGCAAGCAGATGTACGAAGGTTCTTATAAAGAGCCAGAAATAACGACAAGGGAAATCACAAATGAAAACCAAGCAAGTCAATAAACTTTGGAAGGGGCGATTTGTTTCGGTGCGTGATTATGAAGTGCAAGCCGCAATTAAGAAAGGCGGTTTGCGTTTATTTCATAAAGAACAAATCATGGAGCTTTCAGTTGATGAATTGAAAGCATTAAAACCCACTGGTCAAAATCACCAATCTAAGTTTGGGGGTTCATATCAGCTTGTAGATATTACATGGAAGCCCCTGACCCACGATCCACGACAGGAGAATCTCATATGAGTAACAAATACGAAAATTCTGGCAATCTTTTTTCTGCCGCCAATACCGAAGTGGTAAGAAAAGGAGATGTTGACATTGAAGGTTTCAAAAACGAAATGTTGATTACCAAAACTCAATCTAAAGACAAAGATGGTAATTCAATAGAAATATTTGAGGGGTGGGTTAAAGCTGGCGGTCTTTATGTAAATAAAGAAATCACAGAAAAGCATGGCTATAATCTTTCTGGCGAAATCATGGTTGGTTTAGAAAGGCTGATGATGTGGTGTTACAAGAGGCTGGACAAAAACAATAATCCATATACCAGAGTCAGTGTTGCCCCAGCCAAGCCAAAAGAAGATAAGCCCGAAACGAAGCAGATAGAAAAGAAGGTTGATGACCTAGATGATGATATTCCGTTTTAATTATGAAAAACACAAAAAAACTCGGACGCATGAGGTTAAAATCTCGCATTAAGCCAAAGCGTTACGTAAATAAAAAACACATGGATTATATACACACGTTTCCATGCTGTTTACAGGCCTCTGGAGACTGTCTTGGGTCGGTGCAAGCGCATCACCTTATGAAACCTTGGGACGGTGTAAGAGGGATGGGGCTAAAGGCAACAGACCGCAACCTCATTCCGTTATGTCAGCGACACCACATAATGCTTCATAAGCGAGGCAATGAATTTGCTTTTTTTGAAGAAACAATGGGATTTGCAGATTACGGAAAGGTAACCGCCCAAAGATATTGGAAACAAAGCCCTCATAATGACGATGAGGAGGAATGAATGATCACAGATAATGATGTTGAAAAAGCGATTGATTTTCTAAGAGACAGTGCCAGAGATGCCGCGCAGTCAAAAGCCAATAGAATTTATTTAGACGAATTTAGAAAATCACTGAAGTCTATGATAATGAAGGAGCACGCTGGCCTATCTATAGGCGCACAAGAACGTGAGGCTTATTCTGATCCGCGATATCTTGAACATCTTGAGGCAATAAAAATTGCCGTTGAACGAGACGAACACAATAGATTTTTAAGGGTCGCGGCAGAGGCCAAAATTGAGGCTTGGCGCAGTTTTTCTGCGAACCATAGAGCGATTAAAATTTAACGGAGGTAAAAATTATGTACGCAAAGCGATTGATCACCAAAACAGCCGCCTCAGAGTATCTAGGCATGGGAACATCTTTATTTACAAAACTTGTATCTCAAAATAAATTGCCACAACCCATTAGAATAAGCGAAAGGCGCATTGTTTGGGATATCCAAGATTTAGATGACCACATAGAAACAATGAAAGAGGAAGCCGTACAAGAAACAAAACGATTATCTAACATGATCGAATCTGATACACTGTGATTTCCTCCCTTAACTTGGCCTCTCATCGGAGAGGTCATTTTTAGAATTATTTTTTTGCTCCATATGTTGACATTAGAAAACATTGTGTATAGTTTGTTTTCTATAGAAACTAACGGAGGCCTAAAATGACCAAATGGACAACCGAAAAACTACAAAATGCTGTTTCAAATATTGTGATGAATCCAGAGCCAGAAAACGTGCAAACACAACTCATGGGTTTATCTTGGGACGAAACCGTTACCCTCAGTAAATTTATCGGACTGGTTGAAAATATAATTTATGATCGTCAAAAAATTTATGACGAGGAAGGTATAACCTAATGATGACACCTAACGAATTTCGTAATATCCGATCTAATATGGGGCTGAGCCAGAACGATCTGGCTTTACTTCTCGGGTATGAGGATAGGTCTACGATTTCTAATTTTGAAAATGGTAGGCGAATAATAAACCCACGGATTGAAAAATTAATATTGGCAATGTCCGCTCAATTCACTCCAAAGATAAAAACCAACGGAGACCAAAATGATTAATTGGCATAATGCACCCGAATATTCACATAAAGGCTATATATACAAGCCAGAGATTGAACATGAGGATGAAGAAGGAATTCGCAAGGCAACCCACCGCTTCATAAATAGGGTTGATCCACTTGATGTAATGATATGCGGAGAACATACGCCCTATAGATGGATGACCATGGAGCAAGCCAAGACATTCATTGATAAGATGGAGAGGGCAAGACAATGAATATTTTTCGATTTCTAACAATTCTCTGGTTTGCTTCTTTCTGTCTTGGGTTTTTAACCTCTTGTAGTTACAGCCCTGTCGTTGACTTGAGGGCATCCCAAGATGAAGCGCAATTATTCCAAAGAGATTTGATGGAATGTCGTGAATTAGCAAAGCAAATTGACTATGCAATATTCCCCGCAAATCATAAGGCTGTGGCAAGGTGTTTAGCTGGCAGAGGTCATAGCGTTCTTGATGACTTTGGCTCTAACAACAACCTTTCAATACTGCATCATTTGGCAAGACAATAGAGAAAGAGGGCTTCGGCTCTCTTTTTTTATTTAACATTTTTTAACTAATATTGTTGACATATGAAAACAGAAAGAGTAGTCTAACTATATTGAAAGACCAAACCACGGAGAAAAAAATGAAATATCAAATCCTTCAAAATACCAAAGGCGATAAATTGGCTAAAGAAAATCTTGACGCCAGAATAATGGGCGATTTATGCCCAATTCACTTTCTTGCAAATTACGAAGTTGTTGCAGATATTGAGGCATCAAACCTTGATGAGGTTTTTGAGATTAGCAATATCGGACTAGAATCACAAATCACCAGACACCAAAAAATGCACAGCGTTTCTGTTGGCGATGTTATTCGCACAGATATTGGTCAATGTTTTGTTGTTAAACCTATTGGTTTTGAAAGGCTGGGGGCATAAGCCCTCAGTCTCTATTTACGGAGGCGACCATGAATATAGAAGAACTTGATTCAGAAACCCTAAAAAAGCTAGGGCTGAAAAAACCAAGAACCAAGACATTTACTGCTCAACATGAGCGTAGATATGCAATCAAGGTTCTCAATGTAATTTCTGAACTATCACAATCAGAAAGAAACAGAGTTTTAAGACGCGCCATTCAAATGAATGACGTTTAATCAGGCGACCATAAGGAGATGAAAATGGACGGCAATATCAATATTTTGAAAAATGAATGGGACTTTCCAGTTGACACCTATAATCTATGGGCGGTTTCTGAAACAGAAAACAAACCAGATGTCGAGGTTCCACCACAGATGTCTAGGGCTATCGTTAGAACGGACACCAATAAGGTCTTAGGTGTGCATGGGTCTAAATATACCGCCATAAAGCATGACGATGTGGTGAACAGTATACTGGATGCTGTCGCAGACGCAAAGGTATCTAAAGACATGGATTGTAAAATTGATGTTTTAGAAGATGGCGCAAAAATGCGAGGTAGTATCTTGTTTAATGATTTGGTCATTGAGCCAGATGTTGGCGATTATGTGAGGTTTCAGGTTCTATTTTACAATTCATACGATGGCTCTTGGTCGTTTCAGCAATCAGCCAGAGGGTTTCGTCTATGGTGTAAAAATGGTTGCGCCGATACAGATACAATAGCCGAAACAATTTCTAAACATACAAAGGGCATATCGGTAGAAGCTTCCGCATCTAAAATAACTGCTGGTGTTGATGCCTTCTTTAAGAAAAAAGAAATGTGGCAAGAGTGGATGAAAACACCTGTATCTAGACAGATGGCTGAGGATTTTTTTAAAGCCACCCTTTGCAATGTAAAGAGCAAAACATCTACAATTAGATGGAATGAGTCTCGCCTTAATACATTGATGAGGCTTTGGGATGATGATTCTAATAAATTGGGCAAAAACAAATGGGCTTTATATAACGCCATGACATATTGGGCATCACATACAGAAGATACTTTAAAGCCACATAATACATCTAAGGCAAGAGATTCAATGATAAGCGAAGTATTGGCAAAGCCAAGTTGGGAAAACACCAAGCTTATTGCGGCATGATATACTGAGGGGCATTTTGCCCCTCTTTTTTATTCACGGAGATTCAAATGTATATCGCTGTTTACTATAAAAATGAGGCGGTGTTTGTGTGTAAAACGGAACACAAAGAGGCCGCAAAAAAAGTACTAGATCACTGGCACAAAAAATCTTTAGAGATAGATAACGTCAAGATTGTTGAACTGCAATTTGACCCTTTTGCCGTTGGAACGTATCATTAATAACGGAGGTTATAATGGCTATTTACCTAATAAAACCAATTAAAATTTTCAGTATCTTAGTATTATGTTTCTTTGCTATCTTGTTTTTTGAATGGATTATAATAAACGCTGTACTTGGTTGCGTCAGTATAGATACAAGTATATGGCAAAAAGAAGGACATTGCTTCACAGTACAACAGTTGATAGGAGTATAAAATGAGCATGGCGATACCACCCAAAGCGGCAGAGCGAGAATTGGGCGTTATGTCTGCTTTTCAGCTTTCACAAGATGACTGTGACAAGATAATCAATCTACACAAAGATTCACAAAACCCTCACAAAACTGGTCGAATCCAAACAGATAATTCAAATGTTGTAGATATTAAAACACGCGATACTGATATTTGGGTGATACATGAAAACAACCAATGGGTTGATGCCTTAATCTGCACTGCCGCTATAACCGCCAATGATCAATTTCAATTGAATTTGTCAGGGCTTGTTGAACGACCACAATTATTGAAATATCATGCACCATCTAGGGGATATGATTGGCACACTGATATTGGACACGGAGACCACTCAACACGCAAGATAAGCATATCTATAATTTTAAATGATGGTTATGAGGGCGGTGATATGGGTTTTTTCTCTACTGGCGAAACCTTGATAACGCCTGATAGGGGAATGGCTGTTTGCTTCCCCGCTTTCATGCCTCATCGTGTAACACCAGTGACAAAGGGTATAAGGTGGTCATTGGTTTGCTGGGTATCTGGCGATCCCTTTCGGTAAATGCTCTTTTTCCACCATCAAGCCAGCCAAAGTAACAAGCCTATCTTTTTCACGCATACCCTTTTCCGTGATGTTTAAAGCCCCACCAGAGCGGTTTACGAAACCTTCGCTTATCAACCCACCTAAAATAAAGTCATAAGGCTCTCTGCCGCTTAAAATGGCGATAAGACCGCCAAGCCGAACATTCTGGACATTTGATAGACCTGTACGGCTTTTCTTCCCAGACATTACTTTTTGAACCCTTTTATCCCGCGTATTCCGAAGCTCGCACCGATTGAAGCGTACATAGCCCACTGAAACCACTCTGGTGTACGAGAAAGAGCCGCAAAACCTTCTTCAACATACGGTTGTGTAAACGGAATAAAGCACATAGCAATTATGACAATAAAGAGAATTGTCCACGCTTCGTCTTTCCATGAGTTATCAGATGCTTGAGCCATAATCTTTTCCCACCCTGCCTCATGGGTGGCGGCGACCTTCATTACCTCTGCTTCTGCTTCTGCTTTTGCTTTAGCAACCGCACCCTTGGCCTTTGTTTGCTCAACCTTTGATTCCATCCATGACCCAGCAAGATTCGCTATTGGTCCAATTAGAGCTTGTATCATTCCACTATCCTCACGATGTAATTTGTTCCATCAGCGTTTTTCTCAATAACAACAGTTTTGTTCTCACAAGAATATCTAACCGCCGTTGATTTCTTATATAAATTTCTTTCTATTTTTCGTTTGGTTTTGAGGCATTTAGATATTTTTTCAAACGCTGTATGCTCTGCAACATCACCGCCCATATATAGTATCAATGCGATTGTTTCAGTTACCACGTTGTCCGTTCCTTAATTTCTCAATTTGCCCTTCTATATTCGTCAGCCGTTTTTCAAAAAAATCTAAAGTCAGTTTTTGCTGTTGATCATGTGGAGCACGACCCTCGTCTATCTGTTCTTGCAGTTTTGCAAGCTGGTCACTTAGATGCTCAATCAGCATAAATTGCTCGCTATCGGCTGGCAGACTTCCCATCTCGCCTCTAGGCCACTTAATGCGAAACTCCGTGTTCATTCCTAAATCTGTTTCCATCAAAAGGATTTTATTCTCTATTGTATTTAGGCGTTCAATGACACCAAAATAAGCCCATGTTCCGACTGTTGCCGCAATTAGCAATGCAATAAGATTTCGTATAGGCATTGCCAGTTCAGTGTTTTCACTTAACTTTGTAGCCATCACTCAACGCCCATAATCCGTGAAAGACCAAATACCTCCATAAGCATAAACGTGAAAAACAATAACAAAATACCACCAGCGATTAGTTTCCCGCTAAAATTGGTAGACCCTATTTTGATAGCTACGAACTCATTGCCAAGTATCCGCAAAACAAGCTCAAAGCTATTCTCTCCCACGTTAACAGATACAGGCTTTTTCTTTTCTTCAGTCACAACTTTCCTTCCCAGAACAACTTGAGGGGAAACAATGCGCCCTTACCTGATAAAATTCATTTTCATAAGTTGCTTTCCACATATCTTCAGCTATCAGATAAAGACATTGCTCCTCTGTCATTTCTTGCTGTAAAGCGATTTGATTGCCAATATACTGCCATTCAACTCCTGTATGACCCCACATTGTTATTACAAGAATATAAGCCACCTCAACCGTATGGTGGACATTAAACATTTCTTATATAATCCCTCTAATCGTTCTAAGGTCATCTAGGTTTTTTTCTTTTTTGCCGCCATCATATTCCCACGCATATCCACGGCTGACCATTTCCTCATTAATGTTTATTACTCCGCACCAGATATTTCCAAGCATCCGACCATATTTGCCGTCTTTCTCTGTCGATACCCAAAGATTGTTACAGTCTGCCACACGGCGTTCCAGAAATTCTTTTGCTTCTAAGCCAAGCTCTTTTTCTTCTAAGTCTTTGGTTCTGCTTTCTGGTGTGTCAATACCAGCTAAACGCACACGTTCTTTTTTGGTGAGGTCAAAACCCAAATCAATAATTATGTCGATGGTATCTCCATCAACAACCTTGACCACTTCTTTGATTTTATATTCATACATAAATCACCTATGAACCATTACCTGCTCTGGGTTTACTTTTCTAATCTCGCAAATGGCCTTGTATACCGCACCTCTCTCGCCTTTAGGATTTGGGGGATTAGACATAATCCGATTTGCGAAATACAGACACCTATCAATATCGGCAAAAAAAGTATTACCACTTTGCAATGACCCCCCTAAAAAAATGAGAAGAACGAACACTGTCTGCATTAAAAATCACTACTGTCCTCACCTGTTCTTATCATGCCAGCGACACGCTCTGATCTTGCGCCAACCTGTTTTGCATACTTGGAATCAAGCAACTCCTCTGCGGCGGCGTGGTAATCCCTACGCTGTAATCCCCCAAGCATTTTAACAAAGCCATGCAATCTAGGGATTCCCATATTGAAAGCCAAATCAGCTAACGCACGTTGACGCACCTCATCTAAATCTCTCCACCAAGGGAACGCCTTATCAAGCTCGTTCTCAATTATGGTGATGTCATTGGTCAAAAGGTAATCAATCTCATCTTCTGATAAGCCACGGTCTTTCAGGTTTCTACCTACCCCGATAGTCTCTATTCCCAGATGGTCTTTATAGACCTTACTCTCCACACCCTCATGGAAGCGAATTTGCGAAATAAATCTGTTTTTGTTCATTTGTCTGCCTTCATCTCTAATCTGTCAAAAATTTTGCCCAGCATTTCTTTGATGTCGCGGATGTCATCTCTGTAGTCATCCCGCCTCACATACGTCTCTGGCATGACCGTTGACCAATTATCCACACGCCTATTTAAAAGACTGATTCTTTCCCACATGGTTTTTATAAAAAAGCCAACCAACAATGTAGCAATAAACCACAGCACGTTAGCTATCGTTACATCTTCCATCACAATGCCTCCGTACAAGAGAACGTGATGCCATATCTTGAAACCTCATTTGTATCCCAGCCAAGATCAGCACTGTCCATTCTAAACACACCTTGGGCGGCTGTGAAATCTACGGATGCCCCGCTTGATGCCGCTGTTTTTATCGCTGGCTCTACGTTAACACTGGCAACGCCAGACCCATTTGATGTTGCATTATCCACAATCATGTAGAGTTTTGCCGCCGCCGCTGACCCAATTTGGATATAATCGCCAGCCTTAAATACATTAGTCATGTTTGCGTTATTGGTATTTATTGGCACAACAAAATCACCGACTGCTATGTTTGCATTGAGTGTAGCAGATGTATTTGCTCCGCCTTGAATTGCTTTTGCATCTGGGTCACCTAACAAAAAAGTGCCCTTGCGTCCATGCAACTTCATCATAAACGCTTCCCAGTTTGCCGCATCAGATCGCATCATGGGCGGCAATGTAAGAACGGCCTGCCATAACGCATATCCATAATCAAAAACCTGTTGCTGGCCTGTGAATGGTGATTCAGATACGGCTGTAACACGTTTTAGCGACCACTTGGCTTTCGCAAAAGCGGGTGCTGCTGGCAGTGTTAATGGATAAGTTGGGGCTGACATCTAAAATACCTTTGAAATTGAAGTGCCTCTACGCTTACCATCCATCATAGCGGCAATGGTTTCCTGTTTTATTCTTGGCATCATGCTTATCACCTCTGCCCTAACTGTCTGAGAAACTCCAGCATCAATATTGATGGTTTGATTGACAACTGGCTGTGTTGCGCCGCCCATCATATTCATTGTGTCATGGTTGTTCCTAATAACCCCTGCGCTGTGTGGAATGAATAGTTCTGGACCACGCTCACCAACCATCACTGGACCACCAGTTGCCCTCCTTGATATTCTGCCGCCTGACGCAAAACTGTCTGATGCAGACACAAATGTATTAGCGGTCGAGCCAGAGCCAACAGCCCCGCCTCCCCCAGCCATGGGTATGCCCATTGCCCCAAATATTGGCCCAAGGATATGTTTGATAATTTGAGCCTTAATAGCATCTGCTATCATTTGTTTTATAACTTGCTTGAACACATCACCAAGGCTTTGAAGTGAAAATTTGCCGTTTACAAAGGCGTCTGCCAGAGCATTTGAAACACCATCTGCGGCTTTTAAGGCCGCATCATGCAATCTTCTAAATTCTGGGTTAAGTCTCTTTATCTGCATATCTATGTCCGCAGATGCCGCATTAAAAGCGTCTTGCGCTATCTCACCAGCATAAAAAGCATCTTCTATTTTGCGTAGATTTTCTTCTAAAATTTGTTGTTGCGGTATGTAAGCGGCGGCAAGCTGTGTGCCTTCCTCTATCCTCTCATTGTATTCCTCTTGCGCCTTTTCACTTTTCTCTTGTGCTTTTCTTATCTCATGTTGCTCTCTAATTAGGGTTTTAATTTTAGTCGTATGCTCACCTAAGTCGCCGCCAAATGCTCGCAAAATTTCTTGATATTGTAACGTTGACTCAGAAACCCCTAGATTGGCTTTGACCATTTGCTCATTTTCAAACGTAAGGTCACTAACAATCTTTTTTAAGTCGTCGTCCTTTTTCGTTGCGTCCGTAGTTGCTTTGGTTTTTGCATCAAGTTGTTTTGTCAGCTTGTCATGTTCAGCTATCAAGTCCGTTATTATTTGAAGCTGTTCCGCATTCATATCGTTAAAGCCTCTGGTCATCTCATTAGCTTTGAGATAAACCTCTGGCATATTAGCTAACTGGTCTTTGAGGTGCTGGATATCGCCTTTTAAAGTGACTATTTTTTTATCTGCTTCTTCACTGCTTTTGCCTGTGTCTTTTAACCCCTTGATGTTTTTATTCATTTTGGCCGCAAGGTCATCAAGGCTTGCATTTAAAGAATTGGCGGCATCTGCAATAAATTCAAACCCTTCAAATTGTCCTACAAATTTGCCTAACTCCACCAAACCTCTTGCAACCAACAAAATGGCTTCTGATAAAAGTCTAAATGGCAAAACAACAGCCGCCACCGCGCCAGCCAACACCACCCCCAAAAGATGGACAACAGGCTTTAAAATAACGGCAAACTGCGTCAATGTTTCAGCTAAGAATGTAAAGGCTACAGTAAGCCCTACACCGCCAATGCCCTCACCAAGCGCGAGTGTAAGATTAGTTGCGGCAATTCCAAGATTGGACATCATTACGGATAAATTATGTGCGGCCTTTGCCATGCCACCGCCAAAATCTTTTTGCAGACCTCTCTGCAAGCCTTCCATAATTTTTGCCGCGCCTTCAGCGGTCTGGCCTAATTCAGATATTTCTTGACGAGAAACATTTATTTCACGTTGTAATATCTTGTAAACTGGTATGCCTTGATTGACTAATTGCTCCAGTTCTTCAAGTCCAAGGCCACCGCCCACTGCTCTTGTCGCAATCCTGACCATAGCCTCAAATGAAGCGACCCTGTTTGTTGTAGCGGCGGCGGCATCACCAAAGGTCGTAAGCAGTTCTTCAGTTGGCTTTATTCCCGCGCCACCCAACTGAATAAATGCCTTAGAAAGCGTTTGAATATCAAATGGGGTGCGTTGTGCGAATATTTGAATAAATTCCATGGCGGCTTGGCCTTCTTCCATGCCACCAAAGACTGTAGATAAAGTCACCTCAAGGTCTTGAAACTGAGCATTTGTTCTAGCAATGCCCATTCCCAAACCTGTAGCGATTACTGCGCCAACAGCCAATATTCCTGTTCTTAAATTACCAAACCTAGCGACAAGCAGACCAACAGATGCTTCCATTTTACGGAAGGCACCCTGCATCCTACCAGCAGTTCTCTGGGTTGCCGCTTGAGATTGAGCAAGCTGTCTCTTTAGACTACTGAGATCAGCCTCAATTTTAACAAGAAGTGTATCTACTGTTGTTGCCGCCATTAGTCTGGATATAACTCCATCAGTTCTTCAAGCTCATTCTTTTTTAGTGGAGGCGGTTTACCACCAGAATGAAACTCTGCAAATCCTTCTACAGCCGCATAAAACTCAGGGAATCCCATATTCCAAAAATCGTCTGGCCTCATCCCCATTTTTCCAAGGGCTAATTCCATCCATGATTCCCATGGTAGTTCTTCTACAGAAGTTGAGCCGCCCCCTCCACGTTTCCCTCATCGTCCTCGTGACCAAGGGCAATGGCTATAACTTCACCACAAACCCTTATGCCTTCAGTCAACCCCGCTTCCCAAATAACGGAATGCAAATCTTTTTCTTTCACATCATTACCCCCAGCCCTTATAACTGGCGTAAGGATGGTTAAAATATCAGATACGCTAATGTCTGCATTAGACATGGCTTGAGCAATTTTTACTATGCCTCTGCCCATCTGTCTTTCAATACGCATTACGACATCAAGCGTCACTCTCCCCTGATATTTCGTCTCCCCCAGAACTATCTGGAGTTCCCCTCTTTTTGGATTGACCGCCACCATAAACCTCCTTGGTTTCAACTAATAATTCCTCGCCCCTCTGAGCGACATCGTGGACAATAACGGCGGTAAATGATTTGCCACCGCATTTGAATTTCCCGCCCACCTCTAATTCAGAGGAAGGGGGAATATTGAAGATGGTTTGTTCACCATCAGACATAACGTGTCCTGAGTAGCTTTTGCCACCAACTTCAATATCTACTGATTCCCAACTCATACTATTAGACCGTTGCGAATGTAATCGCGCCAGAGCTTTCAAAGGTAAAGCTATAAGTCACTTCACCGTTAAACTCTCCGCCATATTCCAGAGTTGTTAACTGAAAATTCCCTGTGAATGTACCAAAATCAGGAACAAGAAATTGATAGTTTGTTAACGCTGATACATCAAACTTTCCCTTGAGGGTGGTTTCTGATGCGCTATCCGTAAAAACCCCACTGCCTGACACAGTAATTGATGTAACGCCACCTTGAGCCAACAAGGTTCTTGCTCTTGATGAATCTTTATTTGTTACATCAACCATCTCATCATTCATGGTCAATGAGGTCGAACGCATACCACCGATTGTTGTAAAGGCCTCTGGGCTTGAACCGTCACCGATTTTCATTAATAGGGCTGAACCCTTTTGTGCCGCCATGTCTTAATCTCCTTTTAACTGTCTGACACAACAGCACGAAATCGCATGACCCCATGCCGTGTTATTCCATCACCTTCTGTTAGGGTCGTATGAAACTCCTGTCTCATATTCACCATAGAAGCTCCCGAAACAGATAATGAGCTATCATGTAATAAATCATGCACCTGTTTCATAATATCTTTTATATCACGATTGCCACGATATTGCGACCAGATATGTATTGTCAACGTATGTTCAAAAATATCTTTATCTTTGCTTGAATTATCAGAAATGGTTTCTTCACCAATTCTGATGTATGGATATGCTGTATCTGTTGGCACATCATCAAAAACACCAGTGATAGCAGAGCCAGAAGCATCTGTAATACTGCCGCCGTTCAACGCTGAAAACACTGATTTTTGAAGCTCAAAGCTATGGATCGACATTATTTAGCCCTTATAATCTGTTTTGCTAACCTTCTTATCTTAGCTCTATTTTCTTCTAGGGCTGGTTGCATAAACGGCCTAGCCCCCATATTCCGTGTGCCAAACTCAAGAAATGTTGAATAATTTGCCCTGCTTTCTACGTTTGCAGATAACCCCTTATCCGCAATATCCATCACAATGATAATATTTTGAACAAGAAACCCTGTGTCTGTTGCTGGCGGTTGCCCCGCACTTGATGACTTATGTGTTCTGCGCGGATTATATTTCTCATAAGTAACACCAGATTTAGAACCCTGATTTATAGATTGAACGGCTGTATTTCGCACCAGATTAGCCGCCCTTCCTATTAATGCCTTTATATCCCCCTCGTAATCGCTCATAACGGCTTGCTGACGGGGCTTTCGTATAATTCTGCTTCTTATACTAGCCATTAGGTTGCAACGCCTTCCTCACACAAAATTTCAAGGTATTTGTCACGCTCTCCAACATTGGTAATTCTGTTGATATTGAATGTGCGGTTGTAAGTTGTGCCATCAACCGTGAAGCTATACAAAATTCTGTGTGCGACAGTAAGGTTACGTCTGTGCCTAATTGTTATCTTATGCGTGGTTCTGGCTTCATTCTGATCACCAAAAAACCTTTCACCCCCGCCTTGCGCCTCGATACGACCAAATGTGGTTGCAAAGGTGGAGAACGCACCAGATGAGCCGCCGCCCCCATCTGCGTTTGCTGCCTTGCTTTGCAAAGCTAAAGAATGTTGCATCTTACCTATAGCCAACAGCCATTCCTCCATTATACGGCGAAACACCATATCGCATAATCACATATGGCTGTAACAATGACTGTATCATCATTGGCGGGTTCAACGCTCTGCCCTCATCATCGCCCCTGTGTTCATATAAAAATGATACATATTCCAACATTGCCACACGAATAGGCTCTGGAATTGTCGATCTTGAATCGCCATACCCCGCGATATACAAAACCTCAATGCCATTCGCATTCCTTAAATCAGTAGGCCATGTGCCGCCGTCTCTTAAAACAACCCGCGCTGGTTCTCTTACCGTATCAACAAAATAATTTGATGTAGCAAGTGTCGTTGCAGTGTTGTCATCTGCAAAAGATTTGATGCTGGTTACTGACTGCACTGGGGATCGTGGTAACTCAATATAATTTACCCTTGGCGTCTCAAAGTATCCTGTGTGGAAACCTTCTTTCAAAGGCACATCAACCTCACCAATAGCATCAAGCGATAGTGTAAATGTTGTGGTAAGAAGCGTTCTATTGATGTAATCCTCACACCAGAACCTTGCCGCTTTAATAAGATTATCTACCAGCGTGGTGTCCACACCAGAATCCAGCCGTAAATATGATATGGTTTCAGCGGCGTCAAGCGGCTCATTAGCTGGGGCGGTTGTAATCGTTAAGCCACTCATGTCAATCTCCTAATCCGCATCTGCAATGGTTAATTCGCCAGCCGCTATTTGCTTCTGGATTTCGGCATAGTGTGTGTTAGATGGGTCTAGCGGAACGTGCATGGTCACGCCATCAATGGTAGCTACAACTCCTTGATTAACTCCGTCAGCAGATACAGCACCACTATCTTTATCAATGTTAATTCCTTGAAAATATTTTGCGTTACTAATATCCATTTTTAAATCTCCGCATCCGCTTTAAAATCACTTACAACAATAGCGACAACATTCCAATTAGACGAACTGTTATAAACGTGAACATAACTATAGTTTACACTTGCTACAGCAAATGTCCCTGCACTTCCACTTTGCGGAGTGTACGTTCCTGTGCAAGTTGGGGCTGCTCTCATATTGGGAGAAAATTGTATTGTGCCGCTTGGCGCAAGCGTTGCACTGTTAGTCCCAGTAGTATAACCAAGATGTTGAGGTGCAACATAGCAGTACCTTTTGCATTTCTCTAACGTAGTTCCGAAGTCCTCGTGCTGAAATGAAGAAGCTGAAGTTCCGATTTCCATTTGAAGTCCCGTAAATAAAATTTCATTAGCGGTATTATCTGCTATATTAACTGTTAGCGCACCAGCCCTTTCATTAGCTGTTGTAGTCCAAGAATTACCCGCATTGAATGTACCACTTGTAAAATCAGTTCCAGCCGCCATCCAAATCATAATATCCATACCACGAGCATTAGAATCTGGGATAAGCTTTGCGGTATTACCATTTATTGTGATTATTTTCTTTTCCCAAGTGTCAGCTGAATTAATTGTAAATGCTTTCCCACTTCTAGGGTAACTGCCATCCGTTGCTAATTGCTGAAGTTCACAAACGTATGTTCCAGTTTTGTTGGATTTTACAAAAAACGATATTGTTACTGGTTTTGCAAATGAAGTTCCGTACATTAACTCCTGTAAGTCTTGTCCTTCAATACTATATCTGTGAATAAAATAATGACTTGTTCCTAAAGAAGTGTCCGCTGTAGTGCAGTCATACTTAAAACTTTTAGCAAACCCTTCACCATCAGGAACATCATCTGATTGTGTCATTGTCCATGTACCAGCATTGTTAATTTCTGTTTGTTGTCTATCTACTGTGTAATAACCAGCCGTTGTAATACCTGTAGACGAGGTGGCTCTTTGCGAGACAACCATCGACCCATTAATTATGAGATTTTTTGCGCCGCCGCCTTTGCCGCGCATGTCTGCCATGTCTCTTGTGATGCCCATTAGCTCCACTCCTCTGTAGGTGCATCAGGCCAAGTTGGATTGGCTGGATCAGTTTTGCGGATGGTGCGTATGCTCGCACGATATGTGTTAAAAGCTGTAACACAATCATCAGTCAATCCGCTATTTGGTATCTGTGTCCAATCTGAAGCTGAAAGAATTGCCTCACTTGTTTTTGTTATATCAAGCTCTAAGTCTGCGCCATTGCCACCTAAAAGTCCCTTTGGCGACCGCACTTCTATGTTTTTATAATTTGCCATATCAAACCTCTAAGTTATGCATCACTGGTGGTGTAGGTTCCAGTAAATGTCAAGCTATCACCAGTTGCCCATGTAAACGGATTTGATGCACTTATATAGCTGTTTGCTACAGCCGTGATTGATGGGTATACAATATATGTAGCTCCTTCTAACCCTTGACCGATGCCTTGCCGCCATTGCGCTCCGTTATCCCAACAAATAAAAGGGAAAGGAACATAAGAATCTGTACTGCCACTAATATTTTCACCTATAGCAAACGGCAATCCAGAAATATTATATATGTCACCACCAATGCTAGATGAACTGCCAAATGCAAACCCAAAATTGTAGTGAACTAAATCGCCTATACGAATATAATTTCCAAACACTGAGCCATTTCCGACTGTGAAAGGGTTAAAGGTAGGGGTAAAAGTTCCAGTTCGATAAAACGCATTAGTTGTTAAATCAGTCATTTTGAAATTAGCAGATTGCAAACTTATAGCGTTTGAAGATGCACCAGCGGTGGCTGTTAATGCGCCAGTAACGGAAAGCGTACTAGAGGCTGTGACAGCACCATTCACTGTGATGCCGCCAGTAAATGTACCACCTGTTGATGCCCTAACTGAATCAGCTACATTAAACATATCGTAAACAGTGACTTGCAAAACATCGCCAGACGAAAGGGCGGCTAGACCGCTGATTGTATTAGCTGTTAGGGTGTTGTATTCTGTTTTGGCAAGCGTGATACCATTCAAAATAACATCCACATATTCACCATCATCAAACCTTAATGTGGCATTGCTATCATCCGCGCCAGATATAGAGGTTGCCCCTGCACTGGATTGGGTAAATATAAACCTTTGCCTGATAGCCTTTTGTGAGCCTCTTCCTAAATACGGCATCAATCAGCATCCTTTATTGTAAGTGTGCCAGCCGCTACTTGGCGTAATATTTCTGCGTAGTGTGTGTTGTTTGGGTCAATCGGGATGGTCATTTCTTCACCGTCAACGGTGGCTTGCACAACCGAATTATCTCCCGTTGGCGTTCCGTCAATATTTAATCTTTTTTTGTACTGTGCATTAACTATTTCCATTTTCAAAGCTCCGCGTTTAGCCAACCGTGATAATTGGAGTCACTTATATATGTTTGTGCAAATGTAGTAGCAGAGGTCCATTGCCAAGAAATACCACTTCTATCTATATGCGTTGTGTTGGGAGAGGTACTGAAATACCACTTAGAAAGTGCAGGGGCGGCTCTCATGCTAACAGGAAAATAAAAAGCTGCCCAATGGTTGGTTGAATTATATTGTGTTGATATTTGGAAACGTTCACCATCAATAGATGACCTGATAAAATACCGCTGACACTTGGCTAACGTAGTTCCAAAGTCTTCATGCTCAAAATCTGATGCTGAATCTCCTGTTTCAAGCTGACATTGCGCCATTTGCCATGTTGCACTAGCAGTCGTTGCAACAGCATTTGTTCCCTGTCCGTCTGCCCAATCAGATAAACCACTGTACGTTTTCCAATCACCATTAGACCCTCCACCTGTGGCATTTGAACCAGCGGCTAAGTGCCAACTTAAATACACCCCAATGCCAGTATCATTAGCAACCCCCCCGCCAGCGGTGTCAGCGGGAAATGTTATGGCCTTTTTTTCCCAAGTATTTGCAGAGGAAATAACATATGTCTTGTTAATAATTCTTGCAGTATTATCCTCTTTGTATAATCCAACAGCAAATGTCCCAGTTATAGATGACTTAACATAGAATGAAAGTGTGATTGATTTAGCATTAGATAGTCCCCATTGAAGCTGTTGTAGGTTTTTTGCTTCAATTTTTTGCGTAAGATAAAAGTACTCATCTGCATCATATGAGCTTTCTGCTGTGCCAGTTGTCCATTTTAAGGACTTTCCATTGTTTAAGGGGTGTTCATCAACCTGTGCATAAGTTCCATCAAGCTGTTCATGAACCCCACCCATAGAGAACTGAAATCTATCAATTAAATAACTTGAAGTAGTGCCATCATGCGCCATTGCAATAGAAGTGCCGCGCTGTGCAACTTGCATATCTGGATTTATTAAAAAATTATGTACGCCGCCGCCTTTGATTACAGATAGTGCCATATTACTCCACCTCATCAGGCCAATCAGATATTGGGGCTTTGCCTGTCACTTTGCCATCGCTATCTGTTGGTGTATTGAATAATGCCATAAAAGCTGTCAGATCTCCAGCCCCATCTATTTTGCCTTCTATTGTCGCGCTGGCTGTTCTAACCGCCGCCCTATAGGTTGAGTATTTAGACGCTAGGGCTTTACTACTATCCTCTTGCAAACGTATTACCATCCAATCAGTTGGCTCTAACAAACCTTTGGCTTGCGCTTTAATGGTATTTTTCCAAACGCTTTTTAGGCCAAGCGTAATTATCTGGCTGCCTTTTTCGTCTAAAACCTTTTCCCCATCACTATCTACCTCTGCTACATCATCAAGTTTTTTTGGCGTATCAACATCCCAATAAAACCTTGAGTCAAAAGATTCTGGCTCTGCTTGCCACACCATGCCAACAGATTTTTTGTAATCATCTGACCAAGCTGTAAACCAGTTTGATGGATGGGCGACACTATTACTATCAGTAAACGACTGACCAGCCCTGATTATTTTACCATTATATGTCCAAGGCATTTTGGCCTCCTATCTAGCTGATGTTGTCTTAAATGGGGATTCGGCAAAGGCGAGGTAGACATAAGTGCTGCCATTGGTGTTTGATGTTCCATAAGTATTTCTGATTTTAAATCCATTAGATAAAATATCCAAATCATTACCTGTTGCTTCTGCCGCCGAGGTGTTTGCATCTAAACTCTCATCAGCGGGATTAAAACCAATTCTTTTATTATCGTGCATTTCCCACCCACCTGTGCCAGTGGTGTTCTTAATCATAATCCAAGAGGCACGAAAATTTAGCGGTACAAACGGCCCATTTGCATTTCCATTTCCAACGTATGAGCCGACCTTAGAAAATGATTCAACTGAGTGAAACGCATACATAATATACTTTTCATTGCTACGATTTACACTTCCGTCACCAGCAACACCAAACACTGTACTTGTGGGCTGTCCATTCCATTTATCGGAACCCCCTGAGATAAGTGCATTAGTTCCAAAAACTAAATATTTGTTATTACTTGTGCTTACAGAAGCGTGATATATACGCCACGCATCAGTAGCGTCCCTGTTTTTTATAATTACCATAGACGGGGCAGAGTTTAACTGATGCCCTATCGTTGCGGCAGACCCTGTCCCAGTGTAAGAAATAATCGAAACCCCAGCCGATGTGTTGGCTGATACGGTTGATTGTATTGTCCCTTTAAGATTGGTTGAGCCAAAGGTCGAATTGGTGTTTGCCTGTCCGCCCATGCCACTGTGTACAGCGCAATAATAATAAAGGGTTGGCGCACCAGATGCGACTGTTATCCTTGTGTACGCCCCTGCTTGCCCTGCGGTTCCATTGGTTGTGACCCCTGTTGTGTATTCTGAGCCGCTACCATGCGTTCCATCACTTGTGGTGCTAAACCTGAATGGATGCCCACTGTTGGAACTGTCTGATTGGTCAAACGTATATGTGCCGCCCTCTTGCAAATCTAATGTTACTGCGCTTGTGCCGAAATCATCAAATCTGTATTTGTTACCGCTATCTGAAACGACCTTAACTGTGTAGGTTTGTGATGGTGTCGTGCTGCCAGCTTTCCAATTCCATGCGACATAAGTTCCACTGCTTGCGTTTGAGATTGCGTGAGAAACCACAGTAAAACCATCAGAGGTAAAAGCATTCATGACGGTCGCATCAGTGTACTGATTATTTGTTGAGTCACTATGTAGACCTTTAGTGGCTCCCCTCACTGCATCATTCAACCAATGGTTTCCAGTAGTGTCTCTCCTCTTGCCCCAGACCCAATCTGGTTGAAATGACAAGCCACCTATAGAGTTTGTTGACCCTGTGCCAGTGTATGTAACTATATCAAAATGAGCTGTTGGGTCTGCTATCGCTGGCGTGGGTAAATTAGAAAGCTGTAATGACTTGAACCCTGTTGGTGGGGCATAGAAAAAATCCTCTCCATCAGCCCCATTGCCTTGCGGAATTTTTGCGCCTGAGAATGAACTATCTTGCCCAAAGTTATACATATCAACGCCATTGCCGTTGTATCTTTCATGCAGAATATAAACATCTTTTCCAGCAAGATTTCCTTTTATGCTTTCACTAATTGCTGCGCCTGACGCTTGAATACTATTGTTTATATATATAAACCATTGTCCTGTGTCTGCATTATACGCATTGCCGATAATGTCCCCTGCTGATACTGCACTTCCATGAGAGCTGTCATTATTATTTGTGCGTTTACCACCATCGTTTGCAGTAAACAAAACCCCATTGGGATTTGAAGCTACACTGCCGCCTGTAACTTCACCAGAATTGCTAGTTTGGGTCATGTATTCGTCTACTGTAATAATTGAAGGTCTGCCGTATATACTACTCCCACCTTGACCAGTGCGATATTCCCAATACCATTTACCTGTTCTTGGTAGTGTGAAAGATGCTACAGCACCCTCAAACCCACCAGAAGAATCAGGGTTGACACCTAAATTGCCCTCTGAAAGTGTTACTCCAACTGAGCTATCAATTGCGGCTTGATTAAAAGTACAAAAGTTATTGGTAGGCGTATCAGGAACACTATCCCGATAATCTAAATTAACTGGTGTAAAGTGATTGCCGTTGCTTGAAACATCTTTAAAAAACGCAGCGTCCCGTGTATCGGCAAAAGCCATATATAAAATGGTCTGACCACTATCTGAATAGTAACCATTATCGTTAAAGGTGTTACCGCTGAACACCATGTTTGCGTTGGTAGTTTCTGTGCCATTAGCAATATTTGGAGAAACAGATTGCAGTCCAGTATTGGCTGGCTGGCGAGTGTTATCAAAAAGCCCCCAAGAACTAGAGTTAGTTCGTTTTAGCAAAACAAAAGCTGGCTCAAACCCTACATCAATGGCTTGTGAACCACCATTTCCTGTGAAGCTGCCAAATTTAGAATAGCCAGATACTTCTGACCAAACATATGCCACATAATCGTCTCCACTAGCATTTACATCATTAACTGTTGCTACTGTAAAAACAGTTGATGTTGGCTCTGTATTATTAAAAACATTAGAATTAGTCTGTTCACCTACATTAGAATTTAATCTAATATATTTAGTTGCACCAAGCGAAGTATGATAAACAGTAAACCAAGTTGCAGTGTCTCTGTTTTTAATCAGCATCCATTTTGGTGTCGCACCTAAACCATGTGCAACAGTTCCTACAGAACCTGTGCCTGTGTAAGTAAGCACACTAAAACCTTTGGATGTATTTGCCGACAGCCTAGTTGCTGGTATTGTACCAGCCAATGCTGACCCAAGATTGCTGCCATCTATTTTAACTGACCCTGCGGTTGGGGTTGCCCCTGCACCAGCACTGTTAGTAGCTGTTGGTTCTCCACCAGCCTCCCAACACCATGCAACATGCGGTTCACCATTTGCGTTAACATCACTGCCACCGCCCATCGTCCAACCATCAGCATCGTGGGTCTGCACACCATAAGTTCCGCTATCTTGACCCGCATCAGTTGAAGATGTTTCCAACCATTCTTGATTGCCTCTAGCATAATCAAACATAACAAAGTTGGTGGATGCGTTTGTTCGATTGCCGATCCATATGAGAGCTGGCTCAAAACCCAGACCGGATATGCTTTGACCTGTTGTCCCACTTCCATTGTTTCCCCTGTAGGTCACAGCATTAAAACCCTCAGAAACAACATCATCCTTGAAAGTCAGGTGAAAACCATTGGTTCCAAAGGTTAAGCCGCTAGTATCTTTTGGTATCCAGATGCCGTTCTTAGTCTCGCCAAAGCTGTCGGCTGTCAGGGCTGTACCATCAATGAAGTTAATCTCAGCTAAGTAGCCATCAAACTGATATGAAGCAGAACTTTCTCCTGCAACATATTCACCAATTGCGTGTTGCAAAGTAGTGTTAATAGGTAGGTCTGTATTTTGGTTCGGAACCGAATAAGAACTAAAAGTTTGCAATTCGCCGTTTACATAGAATTTAAGTCTATCAGACGCAGTGCTTTGCGTCATGTCAACAGCTACAACAAAATGATACCACGCAGATGTATCTCGAAACTTAGCGTTAGTATAACTCTCATACCAACTGCCAGTATTAAAGCCAATACCAACTGTATCGGTAGAACTAAACCGCATTTCTGTTCTGACATTAGAACTGTTATTTAATGTGCCAGCCGTTATACCCCAAGTAGGATTATCTGCACTTATTTTTCCCCGCTTTACCCAACTGCTGTATGTAAATGTTTTTCTATTGCCAGCAGACGCAGGGGTTCTGGTTAAATAAGTATTCTTGCCATCATCGAACTTTAACGACTGGTCAAGTAGTAGCTTGTAAAAGCCTGTGCTTACTTCACCCGAACCTGCTGCTTGAATTATGCTCATAATTAAACCCTAAGTTAAGATAGCCGTAGCACCGATGAGAATTGTATTATTCCCGCTAGCCGCAGTTACATAATATGTCACAAAGTAAGTGCCTGTTGCACTCAGAG